GTGGCGATGGAAGATACCACACAATACAGTTGACATTTTGGTTGACCAATAATTGCCAAACTGTTATAATAGTCACATACAAAGCAAAAAGGAGCCAGACATGAGAAAAGCGTTTGAAGGACTGACAACTAAAGAAATCCGTGAAGTGGGCATGTACGGTTGCACTGAAGCACAGATGCGTGAAGCAGTGGAGTCTGGTAGCACTTTCCGTTTTTCAGGACCTGCAATGGTTGTGGCCAGTATGTTGAGCGATGCACAGGAAATGATGGCTTACGAACAGCCCGACTTCAACACCATCGAAGATCAGCGCCAACTGCTGAACCGTGCCAAATTTGTTTTATTCACTTACATCACAGATCGGGAGACAGCATAATGGGAATGATGAGCAGACTTTACACTGACATTCAAGAAATGATCAGCCTCAACTGCACTGAAGATCAAGTTATTGATTTTGTTGTGCAAGAATACGGCTTCAGCATAGGCGAAGCACAAGAGATGATTGCAGAAATTGTGCGCGATGACCTGTTGCAAAACTGCAAGTATGCATGTTGACAACAAATTCGCAATCAACTACAATAACGACTTAACTTACTCCAACCCCCGAAAGGAAACAGCCCATGTCAGCAACGTCAGATGCACGTACAGTAACCAGTGCCCAAGTTCGAAAATCCATCATGCATGCTTTTAAGAAAAAGCGTCCTATGTTTTTGTGGGGTCCTCCCGGCATCGGCAAAAGCGAAGTTGTGGCTGGCATCACAGAAGAACTTGGTGGCTTGATGATTGACTTACGCCTGGGTCAGATGGAGCCCACAGACATTCGTGGTATTCCGTTTTACAACAAAGATTCAGGCAAGATGGACTGGGCTCCTCCTGTGGAAATGCCCGACGAAGCTACTGCCAGCCAGTACCCTGTGGTGGTGCTGTTCTTGGACGAGATGAACTCGGCTCCAGCCAGTGTGCAGAGTGCCGCGTATCAGTTGATTTTGAATCGACGCATTGGCAAGTACAAACTGCCTGACAATGTGGTGATGGTGGCAGCAGGCAATCGTGAAAGTGACAAAGGTGTCACCTTCCGCATGCCCACTCCGTTGGCAAATCGTTTTGTTCACCAGGAAATGCGTGTGGACTTTGCGTCATGGCAAGAGTGGGCAGTCAAACACAACATCCACAAAGACGTGGTGGGTTACTTGAGTTTTGCCAAGCAGGACTTGTATGACTTTGATGCCAAGTCTAGTTCACGTGCGTTTGCCACACCACGCTCATGGAGTTTTGTAAGTGAGTTGTTGGCGGATGAATGTGACGAGGACACTGAAATGAACCTGATTGCAGGTACTGTGGGCGAGGGTCTTGCAGTTAAGTTCAAGGCTCACCGCAAAGTGTCTGGCAAGATGCCCCAGCCCTCAGACATCTTGAGTGGCAAGGTCACAGACTTGACGGTGAAAGAAGTGTCGGCCATGTATTCATTGGTTATCTCCATGTGTTACGAACTCAAAGACTCTATAGAGCAAAAGAAAGTTTCGGACAAAGAGTTCCATGAAATGTCAAACAACTTTTTGGCATACATGATGAAGAACTTTGAAACTGAACTGGTGGTGTTGGGTGCTCGTATTGCATTGACCACATACATGTTGCCAATGCAGCCTACCAAGATCAAGGTGTTCGACGAGTTCCATGCTCGTTACGGCAAGTACATTTTGCAAGCCAGTTGATGGGGTGGGTGGCGCAGTTTTACAGGGCTGTGGCTGTGTCACCCTTTTTATATCATAGTATAATAACATTATAAACCGTAATATTTCATCAAAAGAGATGATTGTAATCATTGGCGACAGTTGGAGTTGTGGTGAATGGATAACACCTGTTTTAGGCGGAGATCCAGTTAGTCATAAAGGATTACAACAATATCTCATTGACTATCAATATCCGGTTATAAATTTAGGGCGTGGCGGTGATAGCAATTTTGGTAGTTACTTACGTCTAAGAGACTTCTTAAAAAGTGGTATTTTACAGTACACAGAAAAAATTACTCATGTGTTATACTTTCAGACTGAATGGCACAGAGATTATATGCATAATTATTATTATACACGTGAACTGAATAATCTACACAAATATACATGGACATTTCCAAAAACACCTAACAGCATACAAGAAATTAATCATCTAGTACTTAATACCATATGTAATTGGCAATTTGGCCTGGTTGATCTTGCACAACAATACAAATTTAAAATTGGATTGATAGGTGGAGCATCTGACACTATCTGGCTTGATAAATTTGCCCAGGAATATCCCGGCTTAGAGATTCTGTGCCAAAGCATGACCAATCTTTGCATCAACAACACTCATCGTATTGATAAACCTATATATCATGTTTCCGGACAGTTGATTGACCAATTTAAAACTGGTCTCAAAAACATTGAAGACACAAAGGAACTGCTGACTGATATGGATTCTATTCTTTTCAGGCTTGACCAATGGAATATCAATCGAAAATATTTTTGGCCTGACGGAAACCATCCCAATAGATTAGGACATAAAAAATTATTTAATTTTGTTATGGACACTGAATTTTTAAAAATTAAAAATGAATTATAAAATTGTTCAATTAGATGGTCGTCATGCTTGGAGCAAGATCTACCGGTACACCATTGAGTTCCCCAAGGGCACATACAGCAGTGGTGTGTTGGAGTTTGACCGAGCTCGGCGTTGGTTCAACCGCACATATGGTTGGAGCACAGATGTCCGAACACAGAATGAAATTGCTGAACAACTGAATGATCGGGTACCTTCGAGCCATCAATCAGATGATCTAAATCTGGCCTGGGCCTACAGCACTGAGTATCGCAACTACCGAATCTACGTGGCGTCAGATAAGGAACTCATGTTCTTTGAACTTGCACATTCAGGCACTGCATAATGTCTTATCGGGTCACCACCAAGCGGAATCTTATTATCTTTCACAACCCTGAAGAGTGGCTCACAGTACTGGTCCGCCTTGAGAAAGATTTTGGTCATGCCATACGCATGCGGCATATCATGCGGCGTGAACTGGGTTTTACTGCACGTGATCATCAGGGACTTGAACGCAATCGCACTATCGTTGACATGATGGATAGTCATCACGTCACAGCACCAACAGGTTATCATTATGAACAGCAAGTGCATTTGGACTTCTACACCGAGTCCGCACAGTCGTGGTTCATACTAAAGTATTTGTAATACTCAAGTACTACATTGACCATTAATTCAACTCGTGCTATAATACATGAAACAAACAAGGAATCGCATGCACTATTTTAACCCTGACATACTACATGCCACAGCAGGCACCACTGCTACAAAAGATGACGCAAAGAAGTTTGCTAACTTGATCGGTCCCATGGACGCCAAGCTGGATCGTGTGGTGCGTGAAAAATTAGTTTCAGCCCGTGTGGGCCTGTTGCTCAAGGCCAGTTTCTTTGGTAACCTTGCCACAAGACTCAAACTGATCAATGCTGATGAGTGGTGTGCCACAGCCGCAACAGACGGCAGAAATTTTTACTACAACACCCGCTTCATTGAGATGTTGCGTCCCAAAGAAATTGAGTTCTTGTTTGGACATGAAGTGTTGCATTGTGTGTATGACCACTTTGGACGCAGAGGTGATCGTGACCCACAGTTGTGGAACATTGCCAATGACTATTGTGTGAACGGTGATTTGGTCAAACACAATGTGGGTGAGAAGATCACCAGTGTACCTTGCCTGTATGATCGCAAGTATGACGGCATGAGTTCAGAAGAAGTGTACGATGCCTTGTATGAAAATGCCGAAAAAATCGACATTGGCAAACTGCTGGATCAGTTGATTGACGAGCACTTGGACGGTGAAGGTGATAGCGACGGAGATCAAGAAGGTGAAGGCCGGGGTCGTCCTAAACTGAGTGCCGAGGACAAACAAGCCATCAAGGACGAGATCAAAGAAGCCATGCTGGCGGCAGCGGCCACAGTAGACGGTGCTGGTAACTTGCCCGCAGGTGTCAAGCGCCTGATCCAACAGCTGACAGAACCACAGTTGAACTGGCGTGAGATTTTGCGCATGAATTTGGAGAGCACTATCAAAGCCGACTACACCTGGATGCGGGCCAGTCGCAAAGGTTGGCACATGGATGCTGTGATGCCAGGCCAAAAGCCCGATGAAATGATTGATGTTGCAGTGATGCTGGATGCGTCTGGTTCCATCAGCCCGGACATGCTACGGGACTTCTTGAGTGAAATCCAAGGCATCATGGACTCGTTCCCTAGCTACAAGATTCATGTGGCCACGTTTGATACCGACTGCTACAACCCTGCACAATATGACTCGGACAATCTTGACAGCATAATTGACTACGAAGTGTCCGGTGGCGGCGGTACTGACTTTGATTGTATCTTTACCTACTTGAAAGATCAAGAGATCACACCACGCCGACTGATTGTGTTCACAGACGGCTACCCGTTTGGAAGTTGGGGTGACGCTGAATACTGTGACACCACTTGGATCTTGCATGGCACGACAACCATTGTGCCACCCTGGGGTACACATGCCTACTATGACGAGAACAAGAAGGATTGAGGAGTGCCAGAATGAAACCTAAAATAATTGACATTGACCGAGTGGGCGACATCGCTGTGACTGTGTTTCACAAACTGGCCTTGTTTGGAATTGGTGCAGCCACAGTGTGGGCCGCTGGTTGGACCTTTGTGGATCTGTTTGCCAACCATCATGCCAGTATCAGTGACCTGTTGCTGATGTTTATCTATTTGGAAATTGGTGCCATGGTGGGTATCTATTTCAGAACCAATCACATGCCTGTGCGTTTTCTGTTGTACATTGCTATCACAGCACTAACTCGACACATGGTAGATATCATGAGCCACTTGCCCATTCGTATAGATGAAATGTTGGCAGTGGCCGGCAGCACATTTGTGATTGCTGTGAGTGTGCTGGTTGTGAGATACACCAGTGCTAGATTTAGCAGTGATCGAAAGGAAGAAGAAGTATGAACAAACGAATTAGAGAACTTGCTACACAGGCAGAGTTTTCGGAAAATGACTTGCATATTCAAGGTGATAATTTTCAATACTTTGCCGAGTTGATTGTGCGTGAATGTATGAAAGAAGCTTGGGATGAAATTGTTGCCGATGAAGAAATTGCTCAGGAAAAAGATCCATTAATTAGGGAATACCTAACAGGCAATAATCAAGGTATCGTAGATGCGGTTGTTAGATTTAGAAATCATTTCGGAGTTGAATAATGAAGAATGAATTAGCAAAGGCTGTGGTATTTTTTGTGATAACTATGATGCTTTCATTTGCATTTATATTGCACAAGAACGATTGGACTGTGTTCTTCAACGGCAGTTATCACAAAATCATATAAGGAATCACAATGTTTTCAGTATTGAAATTTTTTTACATCCTGTTCCAGGCCTTTAGAGATGGACTCAATCCCAATCTCAACAGTCTCAGACACGCACCCACCTATTTAAAATACTATACCAGTATTGTGTTGGCCTGTTTTTGGTGCTTGGCATTTGGCATTTACATAGGTGAACTATTGACCATTGGCTACAACATGCTGGGACACATTGCTCTAATCACCATGGCATTCAGTACCGGCTTGATCATGCGTGTGTTTAGAAAGACCTATGGCCCACGAATGGGTACAGATCAATTCTTACGCATGCCAGATCGAAGCAGTCGTTGTGATGAACTCACAGATGAACAGCGCCTGAAAAAAGCACATGAATGGAACAATCGCAATGTTTGGAATGATCCTGTGATCAGTCAAAAAGATAATCTAGCAAGCACTAGCGATATTAAATAAGTTTTTATAAAGGAATCAAAATGAAATCATTTGTATTGGCCGCAGTGGTGTTTTTTGCAGTGCCGGCACAGGCACAGGATGCTGTGTCAGGAAAAATTAAATATGCCAGTTGCGGTGCTTGCCACGGCGCACAGGGGCAAGGCGGAGTAGGTCCAAAACTTCAAGGTCAGAAGGCCGAAGTGATTGTTAAAAAACTCACAGCCTACAAGAACAAACAACAAGTTGGACCTCAAAGCCAACTCATGTGGGGTATCGCCGCAGGATTGTCGCCTGCTGACATGGCCAATATTGCCGCATACACATCCACATTGAAGTGATATGAACACAATCTTTAAAAACTATTGGCAACGATTACCAGATTTAGATTGGAGCCATATCCTGCTGAGGATTCCCTTGGCACTGGTGTTTATCACACAGGCCCTAAGTAAAATGCCATTTGATGCCGCAGGTGGAGCAGCCTTTGGAGTGCCCGCATTGGTATGGTGGTTTGTGGTGTATGGTGAATTTGCCGCAGGCGTGGGCTTGTTGGCAGGCGGATTGGCCACACTACCTCGAATCAGAGACATGCCGGCAGTGGCAGTGATAGGTGACATGCTGACTCGCTTCAGTGGTATTGTGATGTGCTGTATTGCCACTGGTGTTATTTGGACTGTGATTAAACCCGAAAGCCTGCTGGTTTTTATTGTGTCTGATTACTTGCACTTCAGTCTTTGGGCAGGTGGCTTGTATTTCGCTCTACGGGGCAACTGGGCTGTGGCAGTGAACAAGAAATGAATTTAGTCAAATGGATATGTTTTGCCATCATGTTCGCAGGTGCTGTGGTAGTCAGTTTCAATCTGGATCCCATCGCAGGTATTATATTGTTGTTTGCGGGCAATGCCGCTTGGTTGGGCACTGCGGTATATCATAGAGATTGGCCCAGTGCTGCCAACTTTGCCATGTTGGCCACAGTATGGTTGGTTGGATGTGTGAAATATTATACAGGGAGTTGAATAATGGCTAGTATTATTTCTGTAGCAATTATTTTGTTGATTGAATTTGGAACCAAGGTGTAATCATGTGGGCATTGATAATTGCATTTGTAGTTGACATTGCGCCACCTGAATCCAAATACATTCAGTTGGCCGAGACAAAAACATACCAAGAGTGTAGAGATTTGTCTAAGATATTAAAAGCCCATGGACTTACTGATGGTGTATTCTTATTCTGCGTGGAGAGACAATGATATTTGCATTAGGCATGATAGTGGGCATTTTGTTAGGCATAATAATTTACTTTTTGATTCGTCGCTGATGGGCAATCTACTAGGACAAATAGCATGATTCAATTTGAATGGTTTGTATACGGTGCCATGTTTGGATTTGTGGCGCCTTACGTCTGGCCTTTGATCAGCCGTTGCATTGAAGAAGCACGTATAGCACGAAGAGACTGGCCCAAGAGCAATGAACACCATTGATCAAATCATCAACAGGATCAAGCGTCTAGAACCATTTGTGGTCAAAGTATCTGTTCCTGAAGGTTTTGCATTTTCGGGTGCAGTGCCGTTTGACATGGAAATTGTGGGATCAACTGCCATGGTCACTGTGTGGGCCGCAAGCGAAGCAGAAGCTGTGCGCAGAGCCGAAGAGTTCTTCCAAAATACACCATAAAATATTTCGTTGGTGTTTTCTTGTCTTAAATATTTGTATGGAAAATATTCAACTCACACTAGCCGATTTGGCATCAATCAAAAACTTAATCGAAGCTGCTACCGAACGTGGTGCTTACAAGGCTGCTGAATTAAGTGTTGTAGGTGGCATCTATGACAAGCTGACTGCTTTCTTAGCTGCATCACAAGCACAATTGGCTGCACAAGCCGAACCCACACAAGGAGCATGACAATGTTAAAACACATAGGACGACACGGTGACCGCAAGGTTGCAATCATATTTAGAGAACTGCCCGGCGAGGACCACATGTGCCTGGTGATCTACCCTGACACATTGCCCACTCACATTCATAACACCATTATGAGTATTTTGGAATCAGCTCCTGGACAACAGAGTCCTAACTTGGCAGATGTGTTGCATCGTAACCTGTTGCCGGATGGTAGAGTTATTTTACAAGCCTTGCACAACGAAGGCATGTTAAAGAAGATTCAAACCAATCAGGTGATTGTTACTCCCACAGCACAAAGCAACGTCAAGCTGGATGAGCTGAACAAGATTGTGAAGGAAATGGAATCAGGTGATGCAGCTCTCAAACGCATGCAGGAACTGGATGCCAACGCTGGCTTTGTGGATCCTGTTGTGAAACGCAAGGCTGAAAAAGCATTCAAAGAAGGACGTCTGTCCGAAGCCGAAGCCTTGGTTGCTCCTGCCACAGGCGCACTGGATGATCAATCACTGGCGGCCAACATGCTGGCACAGGCCAAACGCATGGAAGCGGATGCCAAAGGTCTAGTTGCCGAAGCTGCCAGAATGAAAAAGGAAGCACAAAAGATGTTCCCTGCTGTGAACATGAAAGCTGCTAAAACTGCACCCGTGGCTCCTGCCGTTGAACAACCTGCGCCTAAAACACGCGGTCGTAAGAAGGCAGTGGCTGATGCAGTTCAGTGATGAGTTCCTGGAACGGTGGGAACACATCATTGACGATGTAGACATTACTGATGTGCCACTGGAATGTATTAAAAAAGTTGTGATCAAGTTACATGGCAAGCGACAACGCACCATTAACTTGAGCATGCTACGACGTCAAGGGCTTGACTTTGAGGAAATTGAAACCATCATGACAAGAACCTTGACCGAACTAGGTGATGCTGTGCGTGACGTTGATTTTATACTAGACGTTGGTGCTATTGCCACCATTGTACAACCCGAGACAGACAAACTACTCAAAGACTTATGAATGTTCGCTTACTCAGCTATAGTCAACCTACCCAGGAATTTGCAACTCAAGGCATTGGCGATGCGCAGGAACTCATTGCGTACTGCGCCCGTGTCAGCAATCCCTCCAACCAATTCAACACAGACACTAGCGAGAAACTCATCCGGTACCTGGTCAGACACCAGCACTGGAGTCCCCTCGAAATGGTTTCAGCTTGCATGGAAATTACGACAACAAGAGATATTGCGCGGCAAATGCTCCGACACAGAAGTTTCAGCTTCCAGGAGTTTTCGCAACGCTATGCTGACCCAACAAAGGATCTTGAATTCGTACTACGCGAAGCCCGACTGCAAGACACCACAAATAGACAAAACAGCATAGAGCTTGTGCAAGACACACCCGAAGCACGTGTCTTGGCCATTGGATGGCAGCATGCTCAACAACGTGTGAAACTGGCCGCCATTGAAGCCTACCGCTGGGCCATTGAAAATGGCATTGCCAAGGAACAGGCTCGTGCGGTGTTACCCGAAGGCATGATGTCAAGCCGACTGTACATGAACGGCACACTAAGATCATGGATTCATTTTATTGAATTGCGATCAGCCAACGGCACACAAAAAGAGCACCAGGCGGTGGCTCAGGCCTGTGCCGAAGCCATTGCGGCAATATTCCCAATGGCATCAGATTTAGTTGCAAAATAGCCACTGGTGTGCTAAAATACACACATGTCTCACAACACCATTCAATCACCAGAATACCAAGTGATCAACGATCGAGTTGAACGCATTTCAAACATTGTGGTACACGAATTTAGCATGGGAGATGTAGATGATCCAGACCTGTATGCGGCGCAGCCAATAAGTGAATGGCAAGACAGTGCTGCCGGTCAGTTTGTAATGACTCATGCTGTGGAGAAACCTTATTGGACACGCCGGGTCGATCAGTACAGTTATGGATATCAGTATGCCATAGTGGCCAGAATGCGTGAGCCAGATCAAACATTTTTTAGGTTGAAATTCAAATGACATTTTTAGTAACAGGCGGCTTAGGCCTTATTGGGCATAATGTAGTACAACGACTGCAAGCACGTGATGAACAGGTGGTTGTATTAGATACCAAAACCACTTACTTTGATTTTATTCCTCAAGAGGAACTTGACTACTTGATGGCCGAGCGACAAAAAAAAATTGCGCCAGACACCAAGATCGAGTGCTATGATATTTCAAATTTTTGGACCTGCGATTTGGCAGTACAAAACCACAAGCCCCGGGTCATTATTCACTGCGCCAGCTACCCTAGACAAAAGGCCGTGAATCACAAGCCAACTGAGGCTGCTGATGTTATGATGAGGGGTCTGGTCAACATGCTTGAGAGTGCCAAAAAACACGGCATTGAACGATTTGTGTACATCAGTTCAAGCATGGTGTACGGCAACTTTGAAGATGATGTGCTAGAGGATGATCCATGCCATCCGCAAGGACAGTATGGTATTTTAAAATTATGTGGAGAAGAACTTGTTAAAGATTATGCTCGCCGCTGTGGCTTTGAGTATGTTATTATTCGCCCTAGTGCTGTATACGGACCTCTTGACGTGGCGGATCGAGTCATTGCAAAATTTATGCTTGCCGCCATGCGAGGCAGCACTCTTTGTGTTAATGGGGCAGGGGAGACACTAGACTTTACCTATGTGGATGATGCTGCTGATGGTATCGTTGCCGCAGCCACACGCATCATGTGTCGTAATATGACATTCAACCTCACCAAGTCGCATAGTGTAAGTTTACTAGAAGCTGCTGAAATGATTGTTAAAATTGTGGGTCGAGGCACCATTGAAGTGCAGGACCGGGATGAAGACTTTCCAAGTCGAGGTGCGCTAAACATTGATCGTGCTCGAACCATCTTGAGTTTTGATCCCAAAGTAGACGTAGAAGAAGGATTCCAAAAGTATTATGAGTGGCTGAGCCAGTCAGATTATTGGAACAATAAAATTTAATCACTGGCTACTAGATTGCGTTTCATAAACGCATAAGCGGCCAGCCACGACCACTCGTAACTCTTTTTAAGTTCCGCAAAATCTCCTGCTACTGAGTCATAGTATTCCACCGCATCTTCTGCACCTATATGACTCCACTTCACTTGATCGTTATCGTGATTTTGTATCAACCACTGATGCATACGATGTTCGCTTTCTACATCGGGTAGACTGGCTCTTAACTTGATCACTTCACGAAATGCAGTACGCCAGGCTGTCCAAGGCGATTGGGTATATTCTGCGGTACCAGAAAGTACAGGAATCACCTGGTGCAACTGCTCGGTGGCAAAATCCAAAGTTTGACCAGCTGTTTGCAACACCAAGTTGCGATTGTAGGCAATCATGGCCATGTGCCCGTATTGTAAACCATTGATAGGATTGTGTGCATGGAAAATATAATGTTTGGCCTGTTGCATGCGATCTGGCTGCCAACTCCAATCAAACCGTTCATCAACTGATAATTTTGCCGGCACACGAAAATACCAGGCTGTGTTTGAGGCAGCAGCACCTGCTTGTTCAGATTGTACTCGACCATTTATTCGATCCACACGATACAGTCGATTTGGTAATTTTTTAACCTGGTGACTCAAGTGATCATAATGCCGATCGGCCATTGGCTCCCCGTTTGAAACAAACACAATGTCCAGCGGAGCGTCTTTTAAAATTCGTTGTGAACGGTCAATGTAGGAATAGTCATACAACTGTGTCTTTATGTAAGGCACAGCCACACGTGGCACCACAACTGTGCCTGCACCGCTGCTGACAGGCACAATGGTTTTGGTCTGTTCACGCCATAATGGCACAGTGACTAGATCTCCAGGTATGTAGTCATGGTTGGTAAATGTAGCAAGTGGGCCTGCCCACTGTGTTGTTTTTACTGCATTTATTTGGTCGTCATCATCATGTTGAATCACAGGCATGGGACGTCGTGGTACCGACCGTCGAGTCACATAGTTCACACTGTACCATTCCAATAACTGTTTCTTCTCTGCTCGTTCAGCAAATGTGGGCACATGCATGTAGAACGTATCGCCAAACTTTTCCCGGTCTGATGCAAATACATGCAACATTGTGCTTTGCCAAGTTTCCGGGTGCCACGAGAAGTCAAAGTCAGTGTAGTCACAGATACTGCTACACACCCATACGTGTTCGTACTCGCCTACAAGGCTCTTGGCCAAGCGTATCAAGGTGTCTCTGTAGTTGTCAAAGTAACGCACCTTTCGAACCGTTCCTTCTATGCAGCCAGCATTGCCATCCAGGTGATCAATTTCAAATACAGGTGCAGCTTCTCGCTTGACTTCGGCTCGCATCATATCCACATACTTGAACTCAGTGGCACCGGGCATACGATACTGTGGACCACCGGTCTTTTGGTGTTGTGTGGCAAACTGATAGATATAATCTGGTTCGCCCGGATCTGGGACCCACGAAAAATCCATATCGGTTAGATCGATATGTTTTGGAATATGCCAGTTGGTCATGTCTGTCAATAACTTGGCCACAGGACCTGGCATGTATTTTCTGTCAGTTGCACCGGGCATGTGATATTCTACTGTGGGCATTTTTTCTGCTGGCCACCATTGGTTACCAAACACATAGATGTAGGGCGGGCTGCCAGGTTCGGGTTGCCAGGTATAGTCCCATTCCGAGTCTATGACGGTGTGCCAGTGGTTGTCGTGGCGCGGCAACAACTGTGCAGGAATATCCATGTATTTGTGTTCTGTAGCACCTGGCATGTGATATTCTACTGTGGGCATAACTTCTGCCGAATAGTACTGATTGCCAAACACATAGTTGTATGGAGGTGACCCAGGATCGGGTTCCCACGACCAATCAAAGTCTGCAGGATAGTGCTGTACAAAACGTGCCGGATCTCCACTGCGACAAGCACGTGGATGATCCATGTACTTGATTTCAGTGGCACCTGGCACACAGTATCTCAGTGCTGGACGCTGTTCCGGTGTGAGCCACTGATTGCCGAACACGTAGATGTAAGGTGGATCAGTAGGGTTGGGCCTCCAGGAATAGTCAAACTGTCGGATGTCGTCTAACAATTCCCAGGCAGTGATATCTTGTGCTAGAGTAGCAACAATATCATCAACATACTTGATTTCAGTGCCGCCGGCATTGTATACCACAGTGGGTTCCAACACAGCCGAGTTCCACTGATTACCAAACACGTACATCATCGGTGGATCAAATGGATTTGGTTCCCACGAGTAATCAAATTTGCTCACTGCTAAATTATGACCAAACAGTTGGGGTTGCGGAAGCCTTGTTGTGCGACGATCCATGTACTTGACTTCTGTTGCGCCTGGAACAACGTATTTGACACTGGCTTTGAACTCAGGCGGATTCCACTGATTGCCCCACACATAGATATAAGGCGGATCTTTAGGATTAGGCACCCAGGACCAGTCCCAGGCAGCTCGATCAATTTCCTCTTCGACTGTCCAATTGTCTAAACAATTTTCTAGCGTAGCAACGTGCGAGTCAACAAACTTGTCTTGTGTGGCATCTGACATTTGGTAAACAACAGTGGCCATTTCTGTGCCGGGCCAATGCTGATTGCCAAACACATAGTTATAAGGTGGTTCTGTAGAATCTGGATGCCATGAATAGTCAAAGCCCTGTAGTGCTTGTAGTTTTTTAAATGACTGTTTGTTGGGTAGTCTGCGATGTTGTATTTCTACATACTTGCGTTCGGTTGCGCCGGGCACAGTGTATAATGCGCCACCATTGGGCTGCCATTGTGTGGCGAACTCGTAGATATACGGAGCATCGTGGGGATCTGGGTGCCAACTAAAATCTATACTGTTTCGATCCACAGTATCAGGAACAACCCAGTTTTCGTAAGCTGGTTTGATACGTGCTGGTTGATCCATGTACTTGCGTTCTGTTGCGCCCGGTACATGATACTCCACTGTGGGCATCTTTTCTGCACTCCACCACTGGTTACCCCACACATAGATATAAGGAGGATCGCCCGGATCGGGTTCCCAACTCCAATCAAACTCACAAGGATACAAACAAGTGAATCGGCTTGAATCGGGCAATCGCACAGTGCGAATGGTGTCCATATATTTTTTTACAACAGCACCAGGCACATGATATTCCACACTGGCACGAATTTCAGCAGGCCAATGCTGATTGCCAAACACATAGATCATTGGCGGATCAAACGGATTTGGGTGCCAGCGGAACACAGGATCCGCAGGGTCTACTGTATCATACACTTTCCAGTCCTGCCGATTGGACTGTGTGCGGACAACAAATGCGTCCATGTACTTGCGTTCAGTTGCGCCAGGAATTCTATACTCCGGACCGCCCACACGGTCCCAATCCCACTCTACCGGGAATTCATATATGTAAGCAGGATCAGTGGGGTTAGGTGCCCATCTGAGATTTATACTGGCAGGATCAATCCATTCGGGAATATGCCAAAAATCAACATTGGGCAGTCTGTGAACTTGATCATCTGTGTGGTAATTTGTTTCTGTATATCCATCCTTGGGTATAAGATAAACTCCAGCATCCAGTTGATATTGATCCAACCAGGCATGACGTTGATCAGCCTGCCACGGCACAGGCTCCCAAAGAAAATCAAAGTCACTATAGTCCGCTAAGTAGTGTATCCACCAGAAATACCTTGTGCGACTCAACTTCTGTGCATGTTCGATGCTGTCAGCTGCTCGCTCGTGTGCAACCACTCCTGGTTTTGTTCCTGAATAAAATACGTCAAACATGATTAGAATAGATGAAATTTACCACCATACTTTTTGGCCCTGGGTGCGACAACATCGGCCGGGAATGAGAGTTTATTATTGTGATCCATTTGGTAGAAGTGATGCCGACAGTGTGGTGAACCAAGGTATAGATGACATCTGCGAACACAATTATATATTCTTTTTTGACCAAGAGCCTATTCATTTGAACATACACATGCCTACCTTTGAGGAAATTCGTCGTGGGAGAAATCCAGACATACACTGGAATTTTCCCAAATCCGATCCAGGCTATCTAGTGACCAGTGAAAAAGATTCAGACTCGGTGGATCAAGTTTGTGCTCAATACCATTGGACTCCTCTGTATTATTTTTTTCATGGCTGGGCGTCACTGGACTGGTATCGCGGCTACAATCAAACGTTTTTGATAGTTCCGCCTGCTCAACGAACAATTACCCGAACATTCATAGCACCCAATCGCATCATAGCCGGTGAACGCAAGCATAGATTGGAAATGTTGTACCATATATTCAAAAACAACATGCTGGACAATCACATCAGCTGTCCAGCTGTGTGTCCTGCGGAAAATATCAGCATACTAGAAGCTGTCAAATCGTTGAATCAAAAGTATCCGGACATTGAATCTGTATTTGCGCAACAGTCATTGCCCATTAACTTTGCAGGAGAAGCAGATCATCCCATGCACAGTTGTTGGCTCAGTTTGTTTGATGAATCTGCTGAAAGTTTGTTATACTTGGTTACTGAGACTGTGGCCACAGGACGTAGACATCATTTGACTGAAAAGACATTCAAACCAATTGCTCTGGGCATGCCGTTTGTGATTGTGGGAACTCAGGGCAGTTTGAAATACCTGCGCAGTTATGGCTTCCGAACGTTTGAAGGCATATGGGATGAAAGTTATGATCAAGCCGAAGATGATGTACGCATCGAGCGCATTGCCAGTCTGCTGCGTAGCTTAGATGAATTGCCCACAGAGGCCAAGCAAGATTTGTTTGATCAAGCACAAGAAGTAATCAAACACAATTGGGATCATTTTTACGGTGGCGGCTTTGAGTCTGTGTTATGGCAAGAACTACAGGACATGTTGAATGACATTGAATTTAGTCGCTGACAAAACTGTCAAAGGCAAAATATACCCGGCGCTGACTTGTCATGAGGCCTGGCCCTATACCCCGGGCTGGCGCGAGTTTGGCCAACACTGGCCCTATACCACACCATTGCGACTGCAAGAATACTGTGCAGAACATTCAGTGCCTATTAATATATTTTCAATTGAAGATCAATTGCCTAACAACACTTACTACCCCATCTGTCTGGGATTCTTTGATTTTGATATTAATTATATTGCATTGTTGCCCACCGAAGTTGGTGAAAAACTAAAGCAAAAACAACTTCGACTGTTGTTTTATTATCATGAAGGTGATAATCCACAACGTATTAAAAATAGGCTGGATGCATTGTGTCAGGCTCATAGCATGCCTGCCAATTGCTATGTGTTTGTCAGTTCCAATTCAACAGCTGATCGATTGCCAGGATTTGTGACCTTTCATGATTTTGAGTTATGGTACTACCAGCGCAATCTTGAGGTCACAGCATTGCCTGCACATGATCAACCAAGAGAACGTGATTTTACCTGTTTGAGTAGAATACACAAATGGTGGCGTGCCACTGCCATGGCCGACTTGTGGCAGAGTGGATTGTTGGACAATTCATACTGGAGTTATTGCGAGACTGCGTCTGGCGAGGATGATGATTGCCCCATCGAAGTAGATGCAATTTCTCGATTGAGATATGAGCGCAAGAAATTCCTAGAAGGCGCACCATACATCAGCGACGAATTGAACTTCGAGCAATCAAACGATCACAGTCGATTGATTGAGAAGTATCATGTCAACAGTTATTGCAACATTGTGTTGGAAAGTCAATTTGATGTGGATCAGTCAGGTGGGTGTTTTGTTACAGAAAAAACATTCAAACCCATCAAACATGGACAAATGTTTTTCATAGCCGGTGGTGCTGGGAGTCTACAGGCTCTGCGTGATCTTGGTTATCGGGTGTTTGATGGCATATTGGACAATCAGTACGATCTCGAACACAATCACACTCAGCGTTGGATCATGCTCACAAAGGCCATATATGATGCTCGACAAAATTTGCCGGCCTTGTTCGAACAGTGTCGATCTGACATAGAACACAATCAACAGTTATTTGTGTCGTCAAAGACTGAACGTTTAAATACCCTAATCAAGGAAATCAATGAATCCCATTAACTCTTACACCAGCTGGCAACCACTTGAAGAAGTCATTGTGGGCCGTGCATACACGCCAGACTATTTTGACTTTATTGAAAATGCGCAGGTGCGCAATCAACTGCAACAAATTCTTGCTGAGACCGAAGAAGATTTGACCAATTTGCAAAAGACCATTGAAACTTATGGTGCTCGAGTACGTAGACCTGACCTGCCTGACAAGCATGATTTTCAACGTGATCAAATGAAAGGCAATGGTGCGCCGCTGCCGCCGCTCACACCGCGAGACTGGCAGATCACACTGGGCAACAAACTGTTGCGTGTGCTGGCTGTGCAAGAACTCGATACACTGTGTGTAGAATATGAAAAAGCTGGTGGCACAGTGATCAATCCGCATGGGCCAACAGGCTGGGATGAAAATTGTATTCTCAATCAAGCATCAGCGTCATGCATTGTGCGTGTGGGTCGTGATGTGTTTTTTGACAACTCGGACTTTTTGCGGCCAGATCAAACACGCTGGATAGTGGACAATGTGTTGGGACCAGAATATAGAGTACACGAGGCTGTGACAGACGGACACGGTGATGCTGTGTTTGCTATACTCAAGCCTGGTGTGTTGTTGTCAAGCAAACATGATGTCAACTTGGATTTGGCCAAAGACTTCCCTGGCTGGGACGTTTGCAAAATCTGGGATAGTTCGATCTGGGCTGCTATGGAAGTTGGCAAGTTCAAATACGAACAATCGCCGGGCGCATGGTATGTACAAGGACAAACTCCCACACCAGAGTTCACAGACTTTGTGAACACCTACTTGACCAAATGGATTGGTTTTGTGGCCGAAACTGTGTTTGATGTCAACTGTTTAGTGCTGGATGAGTCGCATGTGATCTTTTCAGCATACAACCGAGAAGTATTTGACTATTGTCGCCGGCATCGGATAGAACCTATCATCAGTGAACTGCGACACAGCTATTTCTGGGATGGCGGCATCTCATGCTGTACACAAGACATACGCCGACGCGGCGGATTAGAAACTTATCTATAATACACTGCTTGGTCAAATGCATGTTCGTTTACTTGATCAGACTTTTGCAAAATACTGTTGTAAACCATTTCAGCAAAAACAAAATTTCCATTGTCAGTGAAATGATTACAAGAATGATTCATTTTAGACAACTCGTTGTTCTGACTAAACTTCGATAGTTGCACTAACTCTGTTGATATGTGTATTCCTTCAAGGTACGATCTTTCATCTTGATTGCTAGTAAAACAATGCAGATGCACAACTGTTTTGTCTTTGAGCAGTTGATTCAGTTCTTTGTACCAGTTTATACTGCACCATGTGTTGAAATCGTAGTCTGACAAATACTTAATATAAAAATCATTCAAGTCTTGATTGTACCCCTGTGCCCAACCTGGATTCCCTGTCAGAGATCTATATATGTCAGTATGGCAAATTACAAAAATGTCGGTTTTCTTGAATTGTTTTGTTTGAGCATACTTGAATAAATCAACACGCGACGGCCACCATCCGCAGCCTGGATATCCGTGTCCTTGAAGCGTTAGGTCTAGCATTTGCGCTAACTTTGCCGGCCAATGATTATTAATATCCTGCCTGTAGAAGCAAAAACTATCACCGGTGATGTAAAGATTTTTTCTTTTCATGAACATACCTTTATAAGCATGAAATATTTATATTGCTGTATCACAACCAATCGGAGTAATTTTATTATTTGACGGCTTTGATTCCGTACAGCAAAGAAATTTCTTTGACCAGACCTTCAGCAAATTGTTGATCAGTGTCGTACACCCAGTGATACCGTGTTTCAAATTTGGCCTTGCTGAATAGACCTTGCCACATTTTGTTGCCCAAGATACTGTAGTGGTTGGGGTTGTTTTCGTGCATCCAAGTGCGTTGATTATCAGGCGCAGGTACTTCAATAAATGCCTGGCCGCCGGGCTTCAACACACGGTGAAATTCATACAGTGTAAACAGCGGATAAGGACTGTGTTCCAAGGCATGTCTGCACCAGATAAAATCCACGGAGTTATCCTCCCAGGGCAAGTCACTCATGTCAGCATGTGTTATTTTGAGACCTGCTGATTCACATGCTGCCACATCGTCAGGACTGAGTGTGACTCCTGTGACATCTTGATAGCCCAATTTATGTGCGGCTTGTGCAAACAAGCCTGGACCACATCCTATGTCAATGATGCAGGCTTCGTGTTGCAAATCAAACTCAGGCAAAAATTGTTTGGCAAACTCAGGGATGATTTGATCATGAAATCCCCCAGGCACCTCACTGTAAACAGTGCTCAGGGCCTGTTGATTATAGCGTTGGAATTTTTCAAAATTCATCTGACGTTACCTCTTTGGTATAGAATCTACTGACATCATTATCATCAGGCCCTGTAACAGGTGTCAGTGGCAATTCTGTCAGTACTTTTGGCCAAGCAATGATGGACATCAATCCTGACATTCCAAATACATTTTCAGCATTGCCGGCAAAGTTATTTGGGTTGTAGTTGTTGATCTGTGCCCAATAAAATCGATAGCCCAAAGGCTCCAAAAATTCGTATATCTCTCGCAGTTGATTAGATTCATGTGCTTCATAAAAGATCACTGGACATTTCTGTTGTATGATTTTTTTGCATCCTTGCAACACCTGAAGTTCAGAGCCTTCTACATCTATCTTGATCATGTCTGGCAAGTCCAGTCCAGCTGTGTCTAGGGCAATGGCGGTGGTTTCAATGCCAGAAAAATCATTGGTTACCTTTACCATGCCAAAATTACCTGTGATTTCTGGATCGTAGTCCGTGATATAACATGTGTTATTAGTGTTGGACACTGCATATTTTCCAATAAAAACATGATCAAGGTCTTTGGTATTTTGTTCCAACAAAGCATAATTTTTAGGATGCGGTTCAAATGCATAGACTTTCTTGGCCACACTGGCAAATGCAGTGGTGTGATAACCTATGTTGGCTCCTATATCGTAGACCACGGAATTTTCGTTCAGCATGGCCAACAAAAATTCCAGTTCAAATTGGCTGTACTCTCCGTAGAGATCTAGACTGCGTCCAATCATTTCATCAGTGCTGTAGAAACTGAAATTGTTGCTGTATCTAGTTTTTGTAGATTTAATCATGAAAATACCTTTACTCCATATCTTGTTTCAAAACGGTCAGCATCTGCTCGATCATTGACCATGGGCTCGCCACGTATGTTCAAACTGGTGTTGAGCAACATGGGACAACCTGTTTGGGCGTACCATGCTTCCAACAACTTTCTTATGCCTGATCCATCCTTCGCCACAGTCTGTACTCGGCTGGTGCCATCAACATGACATATGGCAGGATAAAGATCAGGGTAACGACAGCCAGCTACTGACTGCATGAAGTCATGAGTATGCCAACCGCTAGGCATATCAAAATAATTGCCAGCCAGTTCAGCCAAAACAACAGGGGCAAAAGGTCGGAATTTTTGTCTGCGTTTGATTTCATTCACTCGGTCTTTAATTTCTGCACCTCGGGGGTCAGCCAGGAGACTCCGGTTACCCAGTGCTCTGGGACCAAATTCAGCGCGACCAGAGGCCACTCCTGCAATTCCAGTATCAAGTAGATGGCGCACAAGATTGTCAACAGGATAAGCACCGGGAATATTGTGACCAAGGTAAGCATTGTGCCAATGCAGACGCTTGCCATACGCAAGGGCAGCCGCACCCAGGCTTGACCCAGCATCTCCTGGGCAGGGCATGATCCAGACATTATCAAAGTATTCCCCTAGTTGTCTGTTGGCCAAACAGTTGAGTGCCACACCACCTTGATACACAAGATTGGTTGACCACTTGAAATCTCTAGCTCTACGCATGACATTGCCTATCAGGCGTTCTAACAATCGCTGAGCAGCGGCAGCAATGTCCGCATGATCAACACCACCCATGAATTTATCATTAACACCTGTGTGCAAGTTTTGTTTAAATTCTATGTTATACGGGTCACTGATCAGCACTGCTTCCATGAGATCATGGTAATGGTCATTGCCATACGCTGCCATGCCCATGGTAATATATTCTTCGTCTAGTGGGTGTAGGCCCACACGCTGAGTAATTGCACTATAAAAGAGACCCAGGCTGTGCGGATACTGCTGCCCCCACAGTCGTCGATACTGTGCTTGTCCTGATGCATCATACTCTGCTCCCCAGATTGATATAGTATCCCACTCGCCTATGGCATCAATCACCACCACGGTGGCACGGTCATATGGGCTGGTTTGAAAACCTCCGGCTGCATGTGAGAGATGGTGACTGTAACAACTGTGTGATGCTTTTGAAAAAAATCCTTTGAGTTGTTGCTCAAGTATTTGTTTTGTGGTCAACTTGTGCCACTCTATGCCTTGGCCACTGTACAATTGACGTAGTTGTTTTTTCCATGGCGTCTCATAGTAAGCCACATGATCGATGGCAAAATTTTTGTCACATGCGTCCAAGATTAGACCAAGGTTGATGTCAGCATCATTTTTCTTCTTGCTGTAGCGTTCTGCATGTCCAGCAAATACAATGTCACCTCGTGAATTGATCACTGTGGCCGCGGCATCATGAAAGCCAGCTGAGATACCTAAGATATTCATTTGTAGATAAAAGGATCTCGTTTGCGAAGTTCTTTTAATTTTTTACGATAACGTATTTCTAACGTGATTCTATCCCAAATTCTGCGTATCCAATTCATTTCAATCTCCTTATTTGTTGTTCAGCATAGTCTGGATCGCTCCAGCAATATTTATATGTAGCTTCAACTGAACTGGTTCGAATTTTATACACATCCAAATGTTCGGCCAGCTGTTGCCAAATACGGTTGTAGTCCAGGGTTCCAAAACTGCGAGAAAGATTGACTTGCGCTACTTTGGGATGCCCGATTGTCAAACTTTTATCGTCAGGATCAAATCCATTGTTTGTTAACCAGGCTCGGAATTCTGCAATTTTTTTAATTTGCCAATCATGTGCTCCGGGATCTCTAGCCCACTCAATATCAAAATCTCCAGCAGCTTCAATTTGATTGCTTAGGCTGGTTGTTATCAATTGGTCTACGCCGCTGCCTTCATCGTTGAACACTTCCCAATGTGTTTTGCTCACGGCCTTGTTCACGCCCACATACACTCCGCCTATTTTTCGATTCAGTGTCTCAATGCCAAACAGTTCGTAATCTTGAGGTTCTAGTGTGAATCTAGGAGCATTGAGCCAGCACATCAGCTGGCTGGGTCGCCGCCACTCAGGGGCTTGTATGACTTTACGCATGCTGAGCACAAGACTTTCATATTCATGACACAACAAGTTGAGTTGGCGTATATGCCAGCGTGTGCCAGCATCTGCTTGAAGCCAATAAGGACTCATGGCACCCGATTGTCCTTGCAGGTCTTCAAAGTAACGATGCAACCAATTCATTCGGGCATGGTTGACGCCAAGATCATCCTGTATGGTATCCGTCACTGTGAAATGGTCACGAATTGTGTAACCTAAATTGGCTGAGTTAATGGCTGAGATACTGGCGTTGATCTGATCAATGATGTATTCGGCTGTGCGTTTGCTTTCGGTCCAGCCAAGCCAACAGTAATTTTTTTCCAAATGCAAATCATTGGCAATGATGTCATTCAGTGCTGAGATCCATTTGCGGCTGAGACTGTTGTCTGCCACATCTATGTACACTGTTAGTTCACTGTTGTGCCCTCGTAGGGTCATTTCAATTTGGTCAAGCAATTTGATTCCACCATTCTAGTACCGCCGGACGACCTGCCAGGATTTCTGCCATGGTTGTGGGCTGGGTGCGTATGTTTTCTAATTGTAACACACGAGCCTTGCCTTTTGCAATGCCTTTGTGATATTGATCTGGCCATTGTTCTTCAAATGTAGGCCGCTGTTTCAATTGCAACAACATGTCGTGCAAGACTCCATCCACATCGGACGCCAATTCATCAATCCAGGGCTCGAGCAATGATCTAGGCATGGCCAGTGGACTCATCACAATGTCTGGCGTGAATGAAAATATCACTTTGGCCAGGACGTCAACTCCGAATTTTTGGGCAAGTTGTTTAATACGTGTAACTTCAAACATTCCGGGCAAAGTGAGCGTAAAGTCAATTCTGACTTGACGTCTGTGATGTTGGATCGCAACTGCTTGACCAAAATTGTCAAGCCACTGATCATAGTTGAGGCCCGTTCTAATGTATTCTCCAATTGTGCCTGTGCCGTCGAGGCTTGCACATATCTGCCAATCACGCAGCCCGCCAAGAATATCGCGATATAAATTAACACCTCGATAATCCACTCTGGATAAATTTGTATTGTATCTAGCATAAACACGTGGTCCATCCCCTAATTCAACTATGCGTTTCATGTAACGCCAGTGTTGTTCATACATGAGTGGTTCGCCACCTACCCAGTACACTTCTTCAACACGATGCTGTTCCACAGCCGCAGCAAATTCTGCTTCAACTTGACTGTCTTGAAATGCGGAAATTTCTTGTCGCACTGCGGGTTGCATCCAGGTGTTCTTGGGATTTGACCAATCTGTCATGTTGTGTTGACGTTGTTCGCTTTCCCAGCTTGAACTCAGCATGTCACCGCAGGTTCTACATTTGAAATTGCATAAATTTGAAAATCTATAATCCCAACTCACAGGTTGCATGGTGGTGTGGCCCGAGTCGTCTGTGGTCTCCCATATGTCAGGATACTTGTGCTTGAACAACTGCCAGAAATATGTGCGATAAACATCAGTATTCAACAGCTTGTTGTTGCACACTTGGCATTCGGGCAAGATTTCGCCTGCCATCATACGTCGACGAACACTCTGCATGTGTGGTGAATTCCAGTGCTGTTCTAATGTTATAGGAATATATTTGCCTGACCCTGCATCAGTATCTATGTATTGTTTGAAATTCTGCGCAGGCTCACGTGACGCACAACACATACGACGCTCGGTTTGCGGACTGAGGTAGGTATGCACCCAAGGTGCCATGCATAGACTCATTGGTAATCAATCAAGTCAGCAAATTCGGGTTCAACTGTGCGTAAGTTTTGATTGCGTTTACGATCCAAGTCTGCAATTTTCATACGCAACATAAATCCATCTGTTGACGCACCTGTATTCATGAAGTCCACAATGCGGTCAAACTCTTCACGGTACTGAGGCGGCACGTCTGCTGAGCGTAGATGTTCTGTGATTGCTGCCTTGGCAGTGTCTGGCAATGTGGCAATACTGAAGTACCAGGCATCGTGCATCATGTTCCAGTACACAAAGTCAAAACCTTGGGTCACAATCCAACGAGCCAGTTGATCAATGTAACGCACATTGAACACATTCACAGTACTACAGCATTGCAACCGCAAGTTGGGCATTTGAGTTTTTAGATACTGAAAACTTGTGATGTTGTCTAGTACCACAGCCCAATCTGCATTGGTGCGTTGGTACTCAAAACGTGCGCCTAGGTCATCAATGCTGAATGCAATTTCCACAGTTTTGAAATGTTTCCAAATTGCTTCGCCACGTACAGGATATTGTGTACCATTTGTATTGTAGTGTATTTCAACTTGATGTGCAATACCACGATCCACAATGCCTTGCAACATGTCAAAGTGTTCGTCGATCATGAATGGTTCGCCGCCAGTAAATTCAATGTAACGAATGTCTGTCAGCACCGAATCGATCTGTTGCCAGAACTGCTCATTCTCTCTAGGCCAGGCGCCGGCACGTAGCATTTGATATGCATGGCTGGACTTTTGTTGCTCACGTGGCAACTGGTTGATTTCTTCTGTGGCAAACTGACTGCTTGACCATGATCCACAGATGCGGCATTTCAAATTACAAATATTGCCCAGTTTCAAATCCAAGAACATCATGGGTTTGGCATCCGCGGTCCATTCTGTGTCTGCAATCGAATGCTTGAGTCGGTCCAAGGTGTGCATGCGTTTGCTGGTACGGCCACCGCGTTCTTCATTCCAACATTTGCGACATGTTTGTGGCTTTTTGCCCGCAAGAAATTGTTCACGTAATTCTCGCATGTGATTGGAGTTCTGTATGTCCGCAAAGTTGGCAGTGCTTAACTCAAACTTGTTACCGTTATTGTCCAGAATTTCATCATCAGCAAGACAACATGGACGCACTGTGCCAATTGGTGAAGCTTCGATACTGACCCAAGGCAGTACACAAAATTTATCGTGTGGTATATTCATTTCAATGCTGCCAATTCTGGAATTACATCCAAGATGTTTTCTTTTCTAATTGAATCCAGTTCATGTGTCTTGCGCCAAAATGTATCAATTAGATGTGTGTTGTCTGTGGCCATCATAAACTTGACAGCACTTTCAAAACCAGTTGTGGCACGTTGCAATGGGTCGTGACCTTGCAACCAGGCAATATGATCAGCAAACTTTGTTGCCAACTGCTCTTTGTATTCAACTGGTGCAATATCAATTCTGTAATGTGGCGGATCTTGTAAAATATTCACATTGATATCTTGTGGTTTGATCAGACCTTTTTTGACCCAGTCCTGATGAAAGTCAATCATGCTCCAGGCATTCATTATGCTCAAGGTTGGGCTAATATAAAAATCTACATCAGGACATATTGCCAACATTTCTTGGCGGTTGTTTTCTACCACTGTCCAGTCTGTGCCTTTACGAATGTATTCTGCACGTGGACCTGCGTCGTCAAGACTCGCGCCCACCGCCACTGAATCAAACTGTTTCCAGTATTCAAACACACTTTTGCCCTTGAGTTCCGTATGCGTGAAGTTGGTGTTGTAGATCAATCGCACATCAAATCTTTCACGACGAACCAGCTCTTCAAGAATGTTATAATGTTCTTCCATCAACAGGGGTTCGCCGCCAGCAAAGTAAATTTGTTCTACATAATCCAAATGTGGCTTCAGTTGCGACCACATGTCTGTTTCTGTGCGTCCTGCATAGTTGAGAACTGTGTTACGATCCTTCCAATCTCCGCCGGCCAATTTGGCTTGATCCTGGTACCATTGTGAGCTAAAGATGTGTCCGCATGAACGACATTTCAAGTTACATAGGTTACTAAAACGTATATCCCAATAGGTCATTTCAAATGGGTTCTCTTCCAATTTTTTTATGTGATGCCCGTGATGTTTGTTGGCCGATCGGCGTCCTGAAAAGAAACCTGACTCTTCCTGTTCATAACAACGTGTGCAGGCCGCATGCGGAGTCTCCGTCAGCATGTCTGTGCGCAGTTTTTGCATGGGCGTATCACGCCATATTTCTTCAAGTGTGTTTGTTCTACAGTTGCCCACAACACCAGGTTTCATTTCAGCATGGCAACAGGGATATGCTTCGCCTGTGGGATAGGCATGTAGATGTATCCATGGATATATGCAAAATGTTTTTGATTCGGTCAACAAGAATTTCTCACGTTCTGTGAGTTCTGTGGGTCGAATCAGATCAGTGCTGTTGTATTTGTATCGAGTCATACCATTCTTTTAATTTGGGAAATGCCTGAGCAAAGTCTTTACCTCGTCGTTGATCATACTGTATGTAAAACTGTTTAAAGTCATTCAACAACTTGGGCATTTCAAATGCTTCTGAGTGCGGGGTTTTGACCACATCCAGATAATCAATCAAGCGTTGTACATGATTGATTTCGTGTTCGTGCAGACAAGGATTGTTACGATTGCGGAACAACCAAGATTCCAACTGCAATCTATAATCATTACGTAGATTGTATGGCAGCACCAATGCACTTTGGAAACTGGGGAAACGTAGAATGTTCAATGTAAAGTTCAGTTGATCACGGCCATATCGTTGTTTCAATGTCAACATCATGTCAAGGTGGCTCACCAGACTGTCCAAGCACAAGGCATTGATGGTACACATCACATGCACGGCACTGACAAACCGGCCTTCCAACAAAAACAACACATTGTTGAACCATTGATCGTAGTCGAGGCCATCTCTAATATATTCGGCCTGTGTGAATGTTGCTTCCATAGAGGTATACAGATCCACCTTGGGCAATGAGGCAACTGACACAGCAAATTCTTTCATCTTGTCCAGGTCAATGCCAAGATTTGAATTGATGGCCAGTCGTGTGGTACTGCGTCCTTGATTGGTCTTGAACCACTCTATTAGTTTCCAGGTATAGCCTGACATCAAGGGTTCACCACCGGTTATTCGGAGTTCTTGGAGGGTTCGATGTAGGTCTCGTTCCCACCATTCAAAGAAGGCTTCTACGTACGGATTAGCTTCACCGAATTTATAAAGTTGAGCACTATCATGAGTGTGAGTAAAATGGTTCCTGCCATCGCTAACCAGTCCCACATAAGCACCATTTTTCCGGATATCATTGACCCAAGTGGAACTAAAAGCAGGATTGCAATAAGAACAAGCAAATTGACAAGTGCGATCGAAACTGATTTCCAGCGTTCTAAGATTGACATCATGTTCAATGGGAGTTTTAACAGCTTCATTCAGGGCCTCTATGGGATAAATTTTACTTTTGTACACACGATCGCTCACAGCATCGGTGTGCATGTCTTCGATCTTCCAGCAGTACTCACAACCTGAGGGACGTTCGCCAGACAACATCTTGCGACGGTCCGCCTTCTTTTGATCGGTATTGTGCAGCAGCCTAGAGTTGAGTTGAACTTTTTCACGGTCCACCAAATGAGCTGGCGGGTGATGGCAACTTGTGGTCTGCCCACTTCCTAACCAAATGGTAGCATTGTACCATTTCGCTGCACAAAAACTTGAGGACACAGGGTCCAACACTTGCTGTTTAAATTCTAAATCGTTCATTGATGTATTGGGTTAATCGGTCAGGAAGTTCTGCACGTTCACGAGCATTGTGCTCACGAAGATGTTGGTAATTGTATTTACAAATGTCTTCGGCTGACTTTAAGAAACTGGAAGCACTATTGTAACATATATCTGCTACAACGTCAACTATTCTATTGGCACGATCTGCGGGGTCATCTATTGAATCAAATGATTCATCAATCAGGTGCCCAAATGTGCGGAATCCTGCTGCGTGTAAATCTCTGTAGTAACCTGCATTGGCAGCTGCCACAAATGGATGACACATGATCATTGGCTTCCAGATCTTTTCTGTGCGAAAGGTGTGCGGGTAGTCAAATATGGTTTCTGTTACCACACTGAAACAAGTGTCTACATAGGCCAATGGGTTTACAATGGCATCACCCCAGGTATGACCAAACAGATGATGTTTGACAAATCCCTCGGGCACTGTGTCCATGTTAGGCACTGCACGGGCAATTTCGTACTGTGCAGGCAGCAATCTAATGGGTTCGTCCAGTTGAGTGTGTAATCGACTGGTCCAGGTCATCTCCACACGATCACCAAGATTGGTCCATAGCGCACGATCCAACAAGTCACGGCCTCTAAATGCATCTATCAAATACTTGCGGTGTGGACGCAGACGGCCATTTAAAAATAGGAAATCATAGGGCTTGTCCCGGCCTTGTACATTGTGGCCAGCAGCATCAAGATTTTCCAAATACTCCACAATGTTGGAAAAGTAACTGTCTGTTCGGCAATAGTTCCATCCTGGTTCTAGGTTACCAGATGTCAGTAGCCCGATACGGCCATCACGTACATAGTCTGCTATTAGCAGTCTACGCAGTTGTAATAGTATTGTTTCACTGCCTTCGGCAGGATTGGAAAACACAACATGTCCAGGATGCTGTGTGGCCCAGTCAGTTATGGCCTGCCAGTTTTCTTTTAACACAACTCTACCTACTATGTATACCACTTCAGGATCTAGTTCTGCAGGCCATTGCCAAAAGCTCTCATCTGCATAGGGCTTGAGCAGGTCCCATACTTCTGCCCACTCATCCACAATGATTTTATGCTTGCCGAGCATGATATGCGCACTCCTCCCACCAGGCTCGCATCTCAGGGAATGTCTTCAAAAAGTTTGTGCCACGTCTTCGATCATGCTCGCTAAAGAAACGGTAAAAATCTGCTCGGGCTCGAGAGTGATCGGTCAACTGCGCTGCTCTCATCCAGGCAATGTCACGGTCCAGTCTGTGCAGTTCATAGTCTTTGAATCCCTTGAACGGTGCCTCTTCTGTTTCAATTTGACGCACCATCCAGGCCCACAACCATTCCAGTTTTTCTGCATAACTCTCAGGCAAGATTTGTAGGCTCTGCCAGGCAGGTTCACGCAGCACAGGGGTGTCGAACCACACACGTTGATATGTATGGCTATACACCTTGCGCAGGCCCAGTATGCCGGCAAACAATTTGTCCAAACTGGTCACACTGAGATTGTTCATGGTAATGATGAATGTGAGACTTGAGTAGTTGGGCACTTGTGTAAGAAATTGATTTACTCGATCCCACAGCAGATCAAAGTCTAGACCGTCACGCATGTACTCTGCTTGTTCACCCCAGCCATCCAGGCTCACATACTGCATAAAGTGTTCAATGCGCCCGTCGCATATTTGTTTTACATATGCCAGGTACTTTTGCCAGGATTTTTCATCTACTGAAAAGTTGCTGGTCACATTCAAATGCAGTCGGGGACTGGGGTTGGCCAACACATAATCAAACACCCGATAGGTATTTTTATCCATGAGTGGCTCACCACCAGTCATGCGGAAATGTTCTAGGTGTGGATACAGTTCAGGCCACCATTGCCAGAAGGCCTCAACATAAGGGTTTGATTCTCGAACGGGAATAGCACGGCGACTGCCAGCAAAATGCTCAGGAGCATTATGAGGCACCAGGGTAGGATATGCTCCATGTCTAGCGACTTCATCTGCCCATGAACTGCTAAACTGAGGGCTGCAATAACTACACCGCAGATTGCAAGCGTGATTAAAATTAACTTCAACATAACTGGGAACGACATCTTCTTCTCCTGTGCTGTTCTTTATTGATTCAAAATCCACTGCGGCCCAGGGCTCACCTGATCGATAGTGACGATCACTAAGTTTGCCTTCATTTTCCATATTCCAGCAGTATTGGCATTCTGTAGGTTTCTCCCCTGCCAGCATCATCCGGCGTTGCTGTTTTTTATAATTTGTGTTGTGTAATGCCGAAACATCTATCTTGATTTCGTCCGGATTGATGGCATGTAGTGGTGGATGATAGCATGAGTTGTTCATGCCCGTGGTCAAATGCAAGCTAACCTGTTTCCATTTGGCCAAGCAAAGTGCAGGGCCCAGTTGCTGTTTCATTTGCTCAGCAGAGCTGAGAAATTTACTCTTGTTGTCTACTGACTCGTCACCTTTGTTCATATTTTTGCAATGGTATTGTTCCAAGATTGTTGTGATAGTATCTGACGATTATGTTGCAGAGTGTATTGCATGTCCCAAAACATTGTTTCTCTCTGGCCAAGCGTCATGGCAGATATTTCATCTATTACTGCTAATATTCTTAACAATCTTTCTCCGCCTTCGTAGCCATCATAATCTTCAGACCAAAAATCAGCAAAGGTTCTGAATCCCATTTGTCTAAGATAAGCCAAATAGTTTACACTGGCAAAAGCCAAAAACGGTTTTCCTAACAGCATGGGTCTCACTGTTTTTTCTGTAGGAAAAAACGTGTTGCCAATCACATGACTTTCTACTACTACATCAACCAAAATGTCACGGTACAACTCAGTCAATGGATCATTGTAAAAATACCCCTGAGTGCTTGTGTATTGATCTTGCGGTGACAATAAGATAGGCAACTTGGGTAACAATTTACTTGCTGATTCTACACTGAGCAAGTTCCATGATAATAATTTATCAAACTCAAATTGCACAAGGTTATTATCAGTCACACTGGCACTAAAATGTATAAGACTTGATTCAGCATGGTATTGCTGTAAATATCCTGCCAATGCCAATCTCCCTGCAGTGGGTCTATGATACAAACATAAAAAAGTTTTTTCGCCGGTGTATTCACGTTGTAGATCAGTTATAGAAGCTTGGTGATCAAACCAAAAGTCTTTACCTTTGTGAACAATGGTATATTGAGTATGAGTTTCTAATGGGTTCCACGTTTTTATATGTACTGATTCAAACTCAAAACAATCCAATATTTTATACAATCCAAGATTATGCAAACATATAGCTTCTGGCTGAATGTCAATGATAATTTGTTTGTGTTGATGCTGCATAAGATATTGAATTAATGCTGTAATATTCCATATGCGATCACTTGTACACCCTAAAATATACATTACCAACCTTCTTGTTGGCGGATCACATCAATCTCTCGCACCATGATACCACGATTTGACCAGTTTGACCGATAGTGCTGTTTGAAAAATTGACTCTGTTCCGCTTCGAATATGGCCATGGGCAGGTTCAATTGCCCATGTAACTCTTCGGACACACGCCCGCCCAGCAGTCTGGGGTCTGAATCTTTGACTGTGTTCCAAAGTTCAGCCAGGGCATCAAAGTCTTGTACCAGCCGATGATCCCAGTTTGTGAGCATGGTCATATAAGTGCCTTGTCTGGCGCCGGCCATGGCCCAGTGGCCGTTGTTGACGTCAGCACCAATGTTGTGCCATATGGTCAGGTGATCCAAGTTGCGTTGGTGTACTTGCACTTGGAATTGTTCTACTGTGGGTCGTGCGCCTTTGTTCAGGCACATCTTTACACCTTCACGGAAGCCGGCACGCCAGGCTTGAAATGCCGACCCATTGGGATATGTGGTTGAGTAACAATCGTACATGGGCCAGTACATGGGGTCAAAACAAAATTCCACTTCGGTTTCTGTACGCCCGTCGGTGGCTTCGTGTGTGCGCATGTTGAACACAAACTCTCGTGTCCATGAACTCAGGCCACCATTGCCGTACATGAGTCCGTTGATGTGATTGCGGGCACGCCAACGAAACACTGCCTGCGTCCAGTCTGGTGTGCTAAATGTCAGTGTTTGATTGAAGAAACTAGCATCGGGAATGTTATCGCCGTCGATCAGGATAAAACGCTCGGTGGTGCTGGCAGCAGCAGCGGCTTTGTGTGCAGCGTCTGACCCTTTGACGCCGTCCACTCTAACAGCCCAGGGCACCATGTTTTTGATACGCACCCAGAACTCTTCTTTTTCAGGTTCGTCATAACTGAGATACACACAGTCTAGATCTGCAATGTCAATTTGATTCATATGTTTTTTTACTCCAGCGAATATGGGGTTGATCCTCAGCAACGATTACAGCGACATTGTTAGGATGACAAGGTGTGCCACAGTTGCCAGGGACCAATTTTGTTGTGGTCAACCATGTTACCTCTACCAATCGGCCGTCGCGCACACGCACATTGGAGGCATTGGTATGGTATTGTTCTTGGCTGATCTCAATGTATGTACCAGGTTCGTCTGCCATGCTGTAGAATAGCGGGTGTCCTTGATCATCATGATACAAGCGATAAAACACTGGCTGGGGTTCTGGTGTATTGTGCAATATGGACCAAAATTCTTCAGGTGTCATGCTCGCCAATCTTTAGCATTGTAATGAAACGCACCTGTCTGTGCCACGGTTTGTATGCGCAGTCGCAGATCCTGATATTCCCATACCAGTTCTTCGGGCCAGCGTTCAGTGGCAGTACCTGCAATATGTCGTTTCATATGCACAATCTTGGGGTATGTGCTGAATGGCATGGTCACACGCTCGGGTCCCATGATTTGAGCTGCTATGGCATACACCAGGTCAGTCGACGGTGTTTCATCCGGAAATTTTATGAGTTTTTTAAACTCTGCCCAGTCGGAAAATATGTTGCCTACCCAGCCAAAGAACTCCCGAGCGGTTTCGCTACGCCGCCAGTAGGTCACCGCGTTGTACACGTCTGGCAAGTGGTTCATATCAAACACTCGTCTGTAGTTTCTTGCTGTGCTCACACGACCCTGCCAGTCTCTACAGCCGGTTGATATCACAACATCACGATGTCTAAACTGATCCCACCAATGAGCAATAGGACTCACAATCCACATGTCTGCTTCCAGTTTGATGGTTTCACGAAATGGTGTGAGTTTAAACAGTTGTGCATCGTTGGCATAGGGATTGGCCTGCGGCACAAGTTGTCTGTGGTGATCGTACAAGGGATCAGTGTAGGGGCTGTCTGTGACCAGGCAGATACGTGCTGACGGATCCCAGTAGCGTATGGTCTTGGCCAAGGTTCTGGCACAGTCAAGATAGTCAACTGTGTCGCTGTTGACAGCAACAATTAAGTAACCTTGTTCATCAATGGGCTGCAACTATCACCTCCAGGTGCCGTTTACACATGGCATGAAAATCTAGTCCAGCCCAACTCAAAGTTTTGATATGACCTTTAGAGTTGGTGTACGTGACTTCATAATGATCTTGTTCAACACAAGTCAGCCCATGATCTGGCATGACATTGAGCATGGGCCAATATATTTGATGAACTGATTGTTCAGCACCGGCTACCAGGCCAAGGGCCATGCTCAGGGCATAGTCATTGCGATAGTTGCTTTGATGAATGCCGTACAAGTCCCGGTAGTGTTGCCAGTTGTTGCGTATCATTTGCATTGAATCAAATATATATTGACTCACTGTGCCACGACGGAACATCATCACAGTGGCCCACCACATGGGCATTCGATACTCACCAAATGTGTCAATCATAGTCATATTGCTGGGATCAAATGCATCCCGAAAGGCTGCAAATTGTTGCGGTATTTTCAGCATGTCTAGTAACTTATTGCCGGCTACCACATAGTCAGCATCCAACACTATGGTTTGATCAAACGGTGACAGTTCGTACGCATTGATGCGTCCAGCATTGTGCCAGGTCACTGTGGTACCGTAGTCCGCAAAGTGTCTGGTTCCACCAGTGTCTGGTGCTGTGACAATGATATGTTCAAATTTGTACTGTGCAGCGGCTGCAGGATCGTCTGTGACCACGGCCACAGGCAAGTTCAGGTGCCTGCGAATGTTCCGAGCACTCCATGCTGCTATGGCAATGTAATTCGTAGATTCATTGTTGAATGCAAAGATTATAACACCTTGAGTCAACGACGTTGGCTTAGCTGGTCCCATTCTACTTTCCATGCGTTCATTTGCTCTTGCCAGCGTTCATGTGCCAGGGCAAACAATTCAGTCACAGTGATTTGTACTGGAGTTTCGTACAAGTCCAATATCACCACATCCTTGTCTTGTGCGCAGGCCAACAGTGTGGTCAAAAGGTCTGGTCCTGCTCGCCACATTCCTCCGGCGTGAGCAAATACCATACGTGCTTCGTACTTTTCTTTTAGCACCCGTCGAGCGGCTGCGTGATCAAATCTTGCTCGTGCGTGAGCAACCAAGGCTTCAGTGTCCATAAGTTATTGTACAGGAGAATTAGAAAAAAGTAAAGGGGCAGTAGCCCCTTTTGGTTAAGTTGTTGTGGCCGCCACAGCGGGTGTGCCCCAACTGGCAGTGAGATACGTAGTTGATGGTGGGTAGTATGTGCAAATGGTACAGGGTGCTGTGCCCGGTGTTGCGCCCGAAGCTGCTGTACCGCCCGAAATTGGATCCCCGTCCACCGCTGACCACAGTGTTGTGAATGTCAACACTGTGGAGCCTGAATTAAGAGCAACACTGTGTTGGATAAAGTTTGATGTGTAGGGTGCTGTGTCAGCAAACTGTTTGTAGATGATTGTGGCTGCGCCGCCCGGGGTCAAATCGTAGAAACCAGTTGTGGTTGTGAGAGTTGCTGGAGTACCAGTGCCGCCAATCTTGGTTGTGCCTGTGTAGCTGGTGCCTGCAATGACTTGTGTGCTGGTGCCTGTGGTAAAATAAATGTCGCCGCACAAGGTGGTGGCCAAGTCGTTCCATTCTGGATCACCAGTCTGGCCCGTGGCTGATTTGGCCACGTCCAACTTGATTGAACCACCTGCATTGAAAAAATATCTAGCAGCGGCCGCTGATGCAAATGTCACTGTGTTGGTAAATGTGATAGTCCAGGTAGCTCCTGAAGTTCCAGCAGTTTTAGAGTTTGTGCCGGTCCAACCAGTGAACTGGCTTCCCTGAGCCGCAGCATTGTTTCTATTGGTAGTAACATTGGTCAAGTCTGTGTTTACCGCAGACAAAATACTAATGGTTTGTCCGGCCACAGGTGCTGATCTAGCAGTGATAGCGGTGTTGGTTTGTGAGCCCATGCTGGCCAAGGTGTTGACCAAGGTGGCCCACTGTGTGGCAGTTACGGTACCTGCTGCCGACACTGTGCTTAGTGCTGTTTGTCCCCAACCTTTGTCACCTGAACCTGTGCTCCAGACATCATTGATGTTGGCACCTGCGGTAGTGCTAACAAAACCGTTGTAGTCAGTGGCCTGTATTAGTTGTCCGGATGCGTATGTCATTTTTATATTCCTAAATTTTATTTTATAGTTACCACAGCCTGCGTTAATTCTGCAATTTCACTGTGTTTATCTTGTAAAACGCGGCCAATCACATTGAATGCAGTGGCTTCGCCCGCTGCTGCTGCTCGAGCCTGGCCGTTACCTGCTGATACCAATCTGTCGCCTTTGACCGCTGTGCCTACAACCAGCACTGGAACTCGACCAGTCAAGGCCACAGCAGGGTGTGTGTCATCCGTGCCTGCACCACCGTTCAACAAGTGTGCCGGATCACTACTGATCACTCCAAATACTTTTTCACTCAACTCAGTTTGAGCACGACAAATTTCTGCTGAGCCGCCAATTTCTACCACGGTGCCGGGCTCAAGTGGTTGGTCTGACGCAAAACGTTCTGCAACGTCAGCATACAGTGCTGTGGTAGCTGTGGCAAACAGTCGATTGAAATAGTTTGCATTGGATCCAATATTGCCCACTGCGTTGCTGCCTGACTTGCTGATGCTGGCCACATTGGCGGTGTTGACATATAGAGTGGTGGCGTCAATTGTGACCACTGCATCTGTACCAGCCACACCCACGGTAACACTGCCACCACTGGAGCCAATTTTTACATTTGAAGAACCATTTTGAATCTGTGTGACCGAAACCGCTGCTGAAACATTTGATAACAATCCGCCGTCGCCAAGGAAAAAGCTGCCCGATCCAGAAGTGATATTGGCACCAGTGATTGAGCCTGTTGCACTTATTAATCCGCCGGTACGAACGTTGCCAGCTTGCACATTGCCAGTGGCACTGACTGTAGTAGCCGCGGCCAGTGTGGTTGACAAGTTGCCGCCAGTGATGTTGCCAACTGCCGAAAACTGTCCACCAGTCAATACATTGCCGCCAGTGATGTTGCCAGTGGCACTGACTGTGGTGCCAACAGTCAGTGCATTGCTGACTGCAAATGCACCAGTGGCGCCTACAGCTTGTGCCACATTGAATGTAGCACCGCTGACATTGGCCTGAATGACCAAATTACCGCCTGAAATATTGCTTTTGATATTGGCATCTGTAGAAGTGGTATTGACATTGAACACATTGGCTGATCCCACAAACAGACCAGTATTGTTTTGTACACGCAGGATACCAGTTGTGGCAGTGTTGGTATCACTGCGCATGAATTGAGAACTGTCTAGACTGTCCAGAGTCTGAGCATTGGTGGCATCGCCTGCAAACACAGGACTGCCACTGTTGTACAATGTGATACCATTGTATATGGTAGGAAATGTTGACACAACAGGGGCAGCCGGAGTAAAACTAGCATCTTTGCTCACAATAGCCACCCTTGTATTGTTCACATACAAGCTGGTCACAAAATGCGGTGTTGCACCTGAGTCATTGATGGTTTCAGGAATAGCGCCGGTGGTGCCTTGACTTTGGGTGTAGGCCGGGCCCACTGTGATAAAGCCTGATCCTGAATAAACTTTGAGTTGTTGATTCACTGTGTCATACCACAAGTCGCCGGTTACGTTACTGACCGGTGCTGTTGCAGAAGCTGTGCTAGCCGTCATGACTTTGAAAGTTGTACCATTGTAAACTTTCAACAAATTGTTTGTCTTGTCCCACCAAAGCTGACCAGTCAGCGGCGAGGCTGGAGCTGTGGTGTTTGCACCACTTTCCAACAAATGTATAAAGTTGTCGTCTAAAAATTGCCCGTAGCCAGCATAATTTTTACCCACCAAGGTCATTGAACTTGATTGGTTGATGGTACCGTCAGCAATGGAAGCAAAAATTGTGCCGTCGGTTAGATTGATTGTGTATGCCATGTCAGTTACCTGTTTATAGTTTTATATTTATACAGCGTTGATATTGCTCAAATTCTTAATATCCGCCGCTGCTTGATCCGCCGCTGCTTGATCCGCCGCTGCTTGATCCGCCGCTGCTTGATCCGCCGCTGCTTGATCCGCCGCTGCTTGATCCGCCGCTACTTGGCATTGCGCTGTTTGCCATTATTGTTCCGTCTGGCATGGTATGATAACCAGTAGCATTTATGTTGCTCAGCGTTTGTATACGTAATGTATAGTCAATTTGAATCTGACGATTCAAACTTTTTTGTACTGGGTGAAAAATCACATGTGTGATCAGTCGCAAGTTGTCCGCTGATCCATTCCAGGATTTGAGCCCAAGTTCGTCAAACACAAATTCGCCATTGAAATTGGTTGAGTTATCAAAGGCCTGCTGTTGCGGGGGCTCACCGTAGTCTAACAAACAACATACCAAGATATCGCTATAAAATACACCTGCTGTGTGTAACACAGTCATTTTGTTGTTCAAAGGATCTGTGTCAGCTGCTGAATTTTGATCTACAACCTTGGCATAGGTTTCGTTGTACAGATCAGCATTTTGTCCAGTGGTATTCGGAGGCAAATACGTGATAACTCCAGTGGGATCCACCGAACTGCCGCCATTACCAAATGCCATTTCATAGATTATTCCCAGTCTGGTGTCATTTGACGGCACCAGTTGATTGCTGAGACTCTGAGCCATGGCCACTGAAATATTCTCGTAGTGAATGGCATTTTTTTTATCTACCAAAATTTCCCCGGTATTTGGGTCATGAATCTTGATAAATCCTTCAATTTTGCACAGACCTGGCTGAATCATGCTCGGCCCTCCACATAGGTTTTTTGTGTTTTTGGATCAAAAATCCTCATGTGAGCTTGTACAGAAATAGTACCAGTTTCGTTGGGTCGCGTGGGATTGACCGGTGTTGGCACTGGCGTACTGTTTTGAGTTTGATTTGGAGTATTGGACATTGTTATTATTTATACTGCTTATCGGTTGCACAAAAACCTTGCGGCAGCGGTGTTAGTTTCTTGCAATGCAATACCGTCACTGGCAGTGTCTGCCCCGGGCGCATACCAGGTGACTCCACGACGAACCAATATTGTGACTTCGCTGCCAGCAGCCGGAGGAACCTCAAATCCAATGGCCACAGGGTCAAATTCTGCCACAAACCATGGATACGGTGACTCAATAGTTTGATCTGATTTGGCATATTGTCTGATGCCGCCCACGTATACTTCTAGGCCCCGAACTTCAATACTACTGTCAGCAAAGTCAGCGGCATTGATGTTGGGTGCATAAAATACTGCTGTGGTGCCATCGCCCAATGGAAATTTCCCGTCATTGTTGGCGTTGGTCACAATGTAATTTTGATAATCTTGATTCAACAAGTTTCCACGGCCTATGTCATACACAGCCGTACCAGTTTGATGATCTGCGGCACCGGTACCTGCTGTGCCTCGCAACAAACTGCTGATAGAATTGGTTGCTGTGTCACGCACACGGTACATTATTCTTTCGCCGTCAATGGTTACTGCACCAAAAATCCCCAGTGCCAAATTGGGTTCGGTCAATGCTGATACATTGGCAACAAAAATTTGATCAGCAGTTGAGGTCACAGACTGCGCCAAAGTGGTGGTGGTTGCATCTGTGATTCTATAGGTGGCCTGAGCACCGCGCATGTCTTGGAAAATTCTAAATGCCACTGCCTCAGGCACAACGCTGTTAGTAAATTGAGTAACCACCAGAATCTGTCCACTGCTGATTGTACCCGAACTCAGGACCAAATATTGACCTTGGATCACAAAATCTGTGCCATCAAACAACTGGAGTCCATCCAGTGTAACCCACAATCTGTCGCCATTGAGGCCACTGCGACTAAGGTCAAAATCATTTGTGGGCAACAACTGACCAACGCTGTAATCAAATGTTCCTGGAGTGTTGTTGTTGGGAGCCGATGCCAGATCAAACACTGTGGTGTCATAGGGTTCATAAACAATCACGCTGGTGTTGATGGGTCCTTGGAACACCTGGGTCAAAATATTTTGTTGGCTGGTATCATTCCAAGTGACGACTTCTAGAGTATCGCCTAAATTTACAATTGTTCCAATGGATATTTGATTCACCGTGGCACTTACTTGATAGTCAGTCACTGTGCTGACAGATATCAAAATTCTTGCATTGACCTGTGGCGGTTGTGCAAATACCACCTGACGACCTGGATCATTGCTTCCATCCCAATTGGTCACAGCATAATTGCCAATGGTGGGTCCTATAGACTGTGTTTGTAAAATACCATTGACCCAAACTGTGATGTCTGTGGCTGCATTGATAATTTGTTGACTGTAGCCACCACGCTGAGGCAATCCAAAACTCACAGATGTACCGTTGCCAAGCCATTCAATTCCTTCGGGTGGTCGCAGTCTTTGGCCATTTTTTGTCACTATGAGATTGGCAGGATTGGTACCTTGCAGGCTGTTTGAACAGGTGATGGTTTTGTCAAACAAGAATGCGGAGTCAACCGTAAGTGTTTGTGTTTGAGGAGTGCTCCAAGAATACACAGTTTCAGTTTGTCCAGTGCCTGTTGTGGCATTGGTGGCTGTGAACACAGTGCCCACAGTGTTGGTGGCAGCACCCACTGTGGTAAAATTGGTGGTGCCCACACGGGTTATGGTATATTGTCTACCGCGCACAAGATATTGAGGGTCTACATAATAGTGTCCCAGGGCCACTAATGCAATTCCATCATTGACACTGTATGTGGCGCCAAAACTTACCAAGCTAAGTTGAGTAGGCACAAACGACTGCCAATATAGCACATTGGTAATGGCCACTCCTACCGGCACTGATCTTATGGCTCGATAGTACGTGCCGGTATAGTTGACCACAGCCTGCAAATTGTAGCTTTGTTGTATGTTCCAATTTTCACTGTCAATGTAGGCAGTCCAGGTAGCAGTGGTTGTGTTGATGCCATTGACAAAAATTGCCAAGTTTAAAATTTCAGAAGCATCTACTGGTATTACAACTGAACTGCCCACATCAGATCCTATGTAATTGGCGCGATACAATTGCGACCCCCCGCCTAATTCATAGAGGTTGATGTTGATGATATCACCGTTGGTGTATCCCGTGATCATGGTAATGCTTTGAGTGACCCAATCCACTAGATAATCCACGTCTTGATGCAGGTCAAATCCAGTGGTTTGATTGCCAACCAACACTTCTACAGGATGTTCAACAATGCCAGCCCAACTGTAGGTCAAAGTCAAAGCTGAATCTATTATGTATCTTTTGCTACCTATTTGGAATCCATGCCCGGGTGCTCCGGTGTCCCAATCTGCGCCTGGTCGAGTGTAAACTCTCAAATCCAAAGTATCAAATTCAGCCGCATTAACCAGTTCTTCAGGTGCGTGACCTTCATACGGACCGATAAACTTGCCACCGTCTACATTGATGTCGATGGGTTGTGTGCCCAGTGTGGTATCAGTAAAAGCACTTTGATACTGTGCATCTACCAATGCAGGATTTCCTAGAAAATAATTGCCATAAACTTGAACACCTGGGTAACCAATCCCATCTATCAGTAATGGCAACTCCAGTCCTGGTTGATTTACTCCAGACACATAATAACCCAGGGTACGATCAGCGCCGCTGAGAGCACTGGCAGGAATCTCTGTCCAATACGCCAGATCAAATATGGTACTACTGGGCACAACCGACTTGGCCTGCCATACCCGGTCAAGATATCTTGCCAAGGTCCCTTGTGTATAAATCACACCGGGCTGCCAGATTATGACTGATGACTGGAACTCGCAGCGATCATAGCGTATGGTAGTACGAATGTTTCTCACCAGGGCGTTGCTCATCACAGCATAGGCCACTGCTCCTGAACCATTGCCTTGTTCAAACACTATGGTTGGCGTTGATCGATACCCTGACCCAGTACTGGTAATGTTTATGGCCACCACCTGCCCCACACTGTTGACCAGGGCCACTGCTGTGGCTGCTACTGTGGCATCCCCTTGAATTGTTACCACTGGTGGTTGTACGTATCCTTGCCCAGTGTTGACCATACGCACACTCACAATGTCCAACAAATAATTGTTGAACCATTGACTGTATGGCCATGTTTCCCAAACTGCCGAACTGTCTGGTAAATCGCTCAGGAAGTTACTGACTTGTGCTGTGCCGTGATCGTATGGCAACAACACCGGGCTGGTATATTGCGGTATTTCAAGACTGGTATTGTAGTAAGCTGGCAAATCAAAGTCAGCAACGTCTCCAAAGAACTGATCAAAACCATTGTAGCGCAAGTTGAATTCACGTACTTGCACATGGTATGGTTTTACTTCTTGAATATAGTCTGATACAAATTCTTGATTGTCACGCACATAATTTTGATAAGGAATCAGCGCACGAATTCTGTGTTCAACATCAATCAAGCTGGTTTTGACCAACCACTCAGGTGCAGTAAACTCACTCAATACAAAATTAAACATCAACACCAGAGCTTTGTTGCGTTGAATAGCTAGATCATCAATGAATATTTCTTCGTTAATGGCTTGTATTATTTTGCGTGTTTCTATCACAGGTTCTTGATCAAAGTATTGTGCATCAAACACTTCCACATCAAATCCAAACTTGCCCAGGGCATAGTCCCAAAGTTCAGCAGAGAATTCAATAGTGCCATTTTGCAAGCCCACTCGTTCCCATCCTAGATCTGTTCTCAAATAAATTTCAAATCTGCCTTGGCCATTGGCAGTGACTTGTACACTGCTGCCAACAGGCACAGTTAGTGTGGCCAATGTGGCATAATTTGATACTTCGGCTATGACATTGGTGGTGCTGTTGTATCCTGGACGATACCAGTCTACATAACTCCAGTAATCACTTGTGCGGTACAGTTGCACTCGCACCAGAGTCAGTACTCTGACTCCAGCTTGGGTTTGACTGTTTTGCACTTCGTATATGGTCCAAAGTCCACGGTTGCTGCTGTCTGACGCCACTAGATATTTGTAACCAACAGGTATGGGACCAGTTAGATTGCTCCAAATTGGTTGTTGGAATCCCAACTCTTCCAGATTTGTCACGCCAAAATTCCAATTCACCACTGTTTGACCGTCAATAGTTTCTGAGGCCGGTAGTATACGTTCACTGCTGTTCAACAAGGGATAATTGCCGGATTCGCTCAAGGGATACAGTGACATCACTGCATTGGCACGTGTGAGATAGTTTTGTAAAGCAATAAAGCGATCTGCAAACATGCTCTGGCGTGGGCGGAATTGAACACCGTAACTTTCAGCAGGGCCAAGATTGGGGTCAGGAACTTTGTTACCAAATGTGTCAACTCCGCAGAAACTATCTTGCAATTTACGATAGAGATTGTCGCTGAGAAATGCATCTGCTTTGTCTTGCGCAATAAGTTCATACTCGGTGTGAACATTGGCTGTGGTCAATTCTTGATCAAACCCAATGTGCAAAACAGTATCTTGTGCGGCTATCAAATCAGAGCAGTTGTATAATGCCACAGTGCTGGCATTGATAGGTGCCAAATATGCAATTCCTGATGCTCTGGGATTGCTAATATAATTGGCCACTGTGGAAGGTGGCAAGGTTTTTGTTGATAATGGATTGAGTGATGTGATTCCTTGCACCCAGAAATAGAATTGAGTTGTGATCAATCCACCGTTGCCCAGTTGCGAATTGATACTGTAACTCACTGTGTCTCGAGGAATTCCAGGACCTGTGTAGGCACTTGGTGGTACATCACTTTCTATCCACTGATACACATCCACTATGCTGCCCGGGAACAGTTGTCCCCAACGTCGACTGGCGTACACAATGCTTTCTTGATTGGGATCAACAAATCTCACAGTGCTGACATCCCACCATACTTCTCCCACATGTCCCAGGCTCCAGGTAGAACCATTGATGTTTGCAGGACCTATATTGTAAGATGCTGGATCAACGCCACTGATGTAGTCAATGTTTTCTCTAGCAGCTCCTAGTATTTTTCCCTGTAACGGGTTGAAGAAATCCAAAAATTCTGTGGTGGCAGACGTTATGCGATCGTACAAAAATACCGAATCCAATGATTGAATGTCTACCACTGGTTGTTGTTGATATATCACTGTCCAGCTGGGCACTCGGTTGGGATTTTCGTACACAATAACAGAGCCAAAATCTGCGCTGCTGCTGTCTCCAAGATCATTGCCCGGAGCACCAACCATGAGCACTCCCGAATTGTAACTGACCGCGGTGCCAAATTTACTCAAACTATTCAAATCGGAATCAACAATTTGTAATCCAAACACAAAATTTCCAGGATTGGTTATACTTGACTCTGAACTGGGCAAATAATCAAATGTGTACACTGCACCGCTTTGCACAATCAATGAGAAAAACACAGTGGCATTGTCATCAAATATTGTGGTGCCTTGATCAAATTCAATTTCGATATAGATTGTGCCGTTTGGTGCACCTACCACAAGATTGGTGGCTGTGTCATTGATGCTGATTGCTGATCCAAAGGCTGCATAGTCCAATGGATAAGGATTGAATATGTTTTGAGTCCAAACAAATGTTTCAAAACCGAGGTCTGAGAATGCAGTGCCCGTGGATCCTGTGCTGACTTGCAGTTTGTCAAATGCTGGTGCAGCGTCACTGTTGGCCACTGCCAGTGTTAGAATACCTTGGCTGCTCACTGTGGCAGTGACATTGGGCACTGCAGAATTAATGTTGTTGGCTAGGCCCTGCAACGAACTGACAGATCCTGCCGCAGCTGGAACTGCCACATCCGTGTCATTGACTCTCAGTGTGTTGCCCACGGTCAACGTGGGATTTTTATTCGTGCTGGATATGATACCATATGTTCTACTTTGATTTACAAAACGTTCTACAATTCCGCCTTTGAAAATCTGCAGTGAGCTTTGTGGTTCTCCCACATACAAACTGCAATTATAGTTGCAAATGTCAACTGCTGTGCCAAAGTTTGAAAAATTGGCCACGGCATGTTGTTGTACTGTTTGTATTGTGGAAAATTGATTGGTTTCAATTTCAATTATGTCACCAGTTTGTAAGTTGCCATTAATTGTGATTATGTTACCAGCCACGGTGAATGTGTTGTTTCCATTGACCACAGAATCAGCCTGGTTGACCAAGAACGTTCCATTAACCAATACACTTACTGGAGCAGTGACTGATCCTAATACTGTGAATTGAAATCCTGAGATTGTAGAATTGTCAGAATTGTAAATGAATCTTTGGACATTTCTATCAAAAACATATACTGAGCCCGCTTGCGGATATGAACCCACTGTGGTCACAGTGTTGTTGGGTGTGCCAACAACAAGTTGCCGGCCATCTGTGGTGCAACTAACCGAGTGTCCAAATCTATCACCAGCACTCAATCCAGGCATAGTGATGCTGTTGACATATTCAAAGTAGCCTTGTGCTCGTGCTATAATAACTGCGCCATACGCAGGATTTGTTGTGAATGTGATGTCTCCGGTGCCAATATTGAATACGTAATCAATATTGGGCCTCTGCAATATGTCATTGACTTTGAGACTGAAAGAGTAAATGTTGTCAGCGGTGGCAAAATATTCGTTTATGCTCAATGTTTGTGCTGCTGCAGGCGGAGTATAAGCTATGGTAAATCCGGTCACAGCTCCTGCAGCCACCGACGTCACCGTAAGTACAATATTGTTGACTCCGTCGACCCCGCCACCAAATTTTGAAGCTGCAATGGTAATGGTATTGCCTGCAACATATCCCAAACCACCAAATGTAACTCCCACTGTGCCTGACGTTGCACCCGGTTGCCCCACATAACCGCGTTCGCGCACTATGGTAAATTGTGCTCCTGTGCCTGTGCCCGATGTTGAGCTTTGTGTCACTTGATAATAGGTATTGGCATCCAGTTGCAAGATGTTTATTCTTGAAATTGACACCAACAGCCCGGCTGCAGGTTCAGTTGAGAAAACTACAGATTGATATACACCTGCCTGCTGCAGAACAGTGTAATCACTATTTAAAATTTGTATTTGGCTATCAACAGTGACTCGGATTTGAGTGGCAGCAGAAATCTGAATTGCTTGATTGAATCCAAATTCCAGTGTGGATCCATCAGCAAATATGTTTACAAATTGATCTTGCCAGTCAACCCGTCCATAGGCATGCACTTGATTGAGTCCAGGAGCACCAATATACATCCAGCGTTCGTCTTGACTGATTGCAACAGAGTATCCAAATTCGCCTGCTCCAGGTGTGCTAGAAGTTGTTGTGCCCGGCTGTGTCAGCAGTTGCCATTGTGTATAAGGTATTGATCCTGGATCAGGATCTTGAAAAATCACACAAGCATATCCGTTGTTGGCCGATCCTGTGGGTCCAAGACTGGCCGAAGCACCTGCCACTGCCCAGGTTTGATAACCAAAATCTACAGAGTTGCCGTATCCGCGCACGCCGGTGACATCCAGGGTCAATATACTGTCCCCAGCTGCTAATGGGCTTATTGGTATGTATTGATCGGTGTCGCTTCTCACATACACATACACAGCCCCTTTAGCGGTGCCTGAACCAAATCCATATCTAGGACTGCCTACCAAAGTAGCAAATCTGTTGAACGCTTGAGTAACCGATTGTCCATATTGTTCGCTGGCGTCCAACAATGTGGGACTTAAAGATGTCAACGTGCTGAAAACATTTTGTTTTTGCAACACTTCCCAAAGTCCTTGGCCATCGTTGTCAACCCATACAGTGGCACCCGGTTGTAGTGTGTTGGCATAAGGCAAAGACAACACATCACTGGCCTGACTCACACGCATGGTTTTTAAAGTAAATCCAATGCCTATACCGTTGGCCACTGTGCGACTGTCTACAAATGCAAATGCAATATTCACTGTGACCAAGTCTGCCACTGACAACACTTTGTACACGCCATTGATTTCTTGGTCAAAATATTTGATTATCAGTGTGTCGCCGGTCAACAATCCATGCTGTTGAGAAAATATCACTCGACTGGTGCCATTGAGATTGTCGCAAACGTGCTGAATTTGTCCTGGAACTTGTTGTGCTCGGTATATGTTCCAGTCGTAGGCATTGATTTTTGCCACCCAGATACTGGTGCCTACCTTGATTGAATCAATGTTGGCCGACAGACTGGCAGTGTCATCAATGCTGAACACAGTGATGTCAACATCATCCACATTCACGTAGCCAGCTGTGGGCAAAGAAATATCAGTGGGCAAGGTAGTGGTGGTTGGCAGGATGTTGGGCGAGGTCAATTGATAACTTTTTCTCCATACATCTGACAGCAACACCGTTTGATCTGCTTGACTTGGCTGTTGGGGGACCACCACTTGTACCAAGCTGGGGTTGGAACTCAATAATGCGCGATTCAGTCTTAATTCAAAAAAACTTCGATTGGCGTTGGCTCCGTATGTTCCGCGCAGCACTGCCCAATTTTCATATATTTTGTAATCGCCAGCTTCTTTGCCCAGGTCAGCTTGATTGAACAATTCAGTTGACAGCAGTGTACCTTTAGATCCAAGAAACTGTCGATAAATGTTGACCTGACTGACGTCATCAAGATTCAATGCTGCCATGTACTGTCTGGGTCTAAATCCTATCAGCCCATAACTTAACAAATCATTATCCAACTCAATGTTGGCTGTGTTGATGTTGTAGCTGTTGGCCAGCTGGTTGGCTTTGTTGGCAATGTTAGGCAACAGCCCCAGTTCAATTTGAGTATAATTGTTTTGTGTCCAGTACTGAGTTTCAAAAGTGGTACTGGGTTGCACAATGGTCAATGCTGACCAGTACACATTTTTGTATTTGACAATTTCACCTTTGCTGTAGATTCTTAATCCAGTCCATTCTTCCACATTGTCTTGGTTGAGAATAAATCCGGGTGCATCCACAGAACCATCCCACCTGGTGGTGGTAACAGCAATCAAGGTCAGTCTATTTTGTCTAGCACCTGTCACAGGATCATATATGAGATCACCAAACACACTCTTGTTGTTCAGAATGATCATGTGCTCGTAGCTGGTGAATCGTAGATCAATATAGTTAAGACTTTGCTCAGTCAATGGCTGAGCTGAAAACAAATTGCCCAGTCTCACAATATTGAGATTTTTAGTTGATAATTCTCTGCGATCCTGGTTCAACAATATGTTGTCACTGGTCTGAGCACGTACACTGTCTACTACTGCTTGCTCTTTGGTCACTGTAAGTTTGGATGCCAGTGGATTCAAGTTGATCAAGGCATTGTCTTCCCAACCTTGTTGGCTCCAGTACAAGAATTCTGTGACCATCTGGCTCCAGTCCAGCAAATACCCATTGGCTCGATCTGTAAAAGTCAGGCCTTGAAGTTCCAACAATTGCCCATAACACAACAAAAAGTCACACACTGATGTGAGATCTTTGTACACAAATCCATAAGGCACTTGCACCACAGTGTTGGTGTAAAATGTTGGTACTTGTACAACAACTCCAGCCACTGCAAAAGTTCTCAATTGACCATTAGCCAGGCTTTTGACAATGTTGAAATAAGGCTGTGCGGTACTATAACCAAACACTGAGTAACCACCAGGAACTTGTTGTACCACCACACTGCTGTAACTCACACGATCAAACGGTTGATTTTTGTACAATATTAAATTGTAACTTTCGTCAGGAATCAACAGAGTAGTGTTTTGACTGTTGGGACTGCTTTTTTCAGTGTACAACTTGATGTATTGTTTGTCACTGAAACTAGCCATGCGATAACTCAATCTCACGTCCAGAGCTTTGAGGTCGTCTGTGAGTTCCTTGGTACTGTCAATACCAGTTTGTCGATTGTAATCCACAATCCAGTCAATGTAACTGGCTTTACTGACTCCATTGCCATACACTTCAATGCCGTTGGCATCTAATCTATATCGATCATTGTAGAGATATTGACCGTATTCTGCATTATAACGATACAGGTCTCGATCAGCAAACAGTGCAAAAAATTTGGCCGGGCGAGTCACTGCCAACAAACGCATCACTGCAAATGGATAACTGCTGCTGTTCCACCATGAGGCCTCAACAGGACCTCCGTCGCCCACAGCCCAGCTTTTTCTAAACTGAGTTTGACTGTAGGTTCCCACTACTGTATCAAATGGTGGCAATAATTCGCCTTGGTTGCCAGTGGGTATCACGCTGGTGAGTCCAGGTCTTGCAAATTCAGGAAGCACATACGGGGCCACAGGATCAGCTACATAGCCATTTTGCAAATCGTCCCACAACACCAAGTTGTCTGCGGTATAAGGTGCGGCACCATAAGTGTTTTCCCACCAGTCAGGCTTGATGGTGAATCCCAGCATTTCCCAAGGAGTATACTCAGGCTGTTGTGTGTCGTAGAAATATTTGTAGATGCCGCGCCAGGCGCCCAGTAGATTCTCGTTATCGAGACGATTTTGCGATGCACTATAGTTCCAAGTAAACTCATTATTGGCGCGATAATCTTGTGTGCGATAGTCCAATTTGTTCCAGGCCACCCAGCTAAGAAAATCTTTGGACAGTATGTTGTTGATTTCTTCATAGGTGTATCCAGTAGTTCTAAATTGTCCAGGTAGCACATCATACACTGTGAGTGGCACAGGGTTGCCATCTAATTTGAGGTTGTTGTAAATTCTAGTTTCGAATTCCAACAAAACACTGTCACGTATGTCATCAAATGCTCGAGTTATGCTGCCGTCATGTCCTACAATGACTGTCCATTCACCGTAGGTGGTTCGTTGCACAGTTTGTTGTGGTTGCCAGGCCGGGTACAAACCCAGTTTGGTAGGAGTATTGGGCACAAAACTGCCAGCAGTGGTTGAGTATTCGTTGATGGTGACTTGGTCACCCAAAGTCAATGGTATGGTTATGGTAATAGTAGGGCCGTTGATGGCCACAACATATTCTAAATCGCGAGTGAGCAGACGATCATTGACATAAACCAACAATCCCAAATAATTTGCTGATTCATAGTTGTAAACTTGCACAGTGTCAAATGTTGCACTGGTTGTATTTGACACTGTGTAGGTGTTGGAGATATACACAGCGCCGTGCGGCAGCATGTCACTCCAATAAAAAGGTTGTGTGTCTACTCTTCCAGCAACCACATAGTTTATGGCTGTGTCTAGTATTTGTGCTGGGGTTTGGAAATTTATTTCTTGAATAGTAACAGCATCCAATACTTGTGCTTTGAATTTGCTGTATTCTTGACTGTTGTACTGCAATGATGCAAACACATTGAATTTGTCACTGCGCATGAAGTATCCGGTCAAGGTCACTGGAGCACTTTGTTGCAGAATCACTTGACCATAAGGAACTATGTTGCCAAGATCGCGTGTGTTGTTGGCACCATTAACCGGTCCCGACAATGAAATTAAATTTTGACAAATGCTTTCATAATGAGTGCGTATGGTGCCCAATGTAAATGACGGAGAGTTGGCATTGAGTGGGTTGTTTTGCAAATTGTCAGGCACTTGATAAAACGCCACCTGGCTGATTTGATTGCTGAGCACCACAACTTCCACAATGTCTCCAGGAACATAAGTTTTCAATAATGTGATTGTGGTGCTGTTGTCCGTGGTAACATAAGTGTATTCTGAAGATTCTAAAAATACTGATCCCACAAACACAGAAATTGTTGGTACAGTAACTGGATCAGAAATTTTAATATCCAGTTTTAGTGTGCTGGTATTGTAGGTAAATTTAAATTGTTGTTTTACCAAACTAGATGTAGCTGCGGTTTGCCAGCCCAACAGTGACCGATACCCAGTGCGAGTTTGATATTCTCGGACCGAGCCTGAACTGATATCTTGAACAGTGCTGATATTGTTTAGAACATAAAGAAAAGTATCTTTGTAAAGATTGTTTTCAAACACAATATCGCCAACGTTGTTGATATTGAGATATTGCAAAGGAAATTGCAACACAGGATCCAAGATTGTGGTATCACCTGCTGCGTAGCTGAACAATTTGCTACCAACAAATGTACTACTGGGATATATTGATTGATCTGCAAAGCTCACACCATTGGGATTGTAGATGTTGAACAGTGGGGCTTGTTGGATACCAATTTTTTGTTGTGCCAATACCCAGTCGGTTCCGTTATACCAGTAGGTGGTTCCTGCATTTTGTTGGCTGGATTCAAACAGCGTGGCTTCAAGACTGACCAAACACTGATCTGCAGTGACTACTCCGTCATCGGCCAACACCAGGTTGATTATGGGTTGAGCTATCAAGGGAGACACTGTGTCCGGAATGATGAAATTTACCACATAAACTTTGTTTTGCACATCAGGATCTAGGTCAGCGGCAAAAATTATTCTGCTGCCTTGTACCAAGGTATAACCATTCACTGAGTATCCAGTGGAGCCTTCTATATTGGAGAATGCATCTGTTTCTTGGAAGTCAATCATGTCCACCGATTGCTTACCTTGTGTGCCCATGTTGTACAATCTCAGGCCTTGGCGGAACTGAATGATTGGTCGTTTGGCTCGATAGTTGTTGTCCAGCACTGCCGCAGTGTTGTTGTAGCTGGCCGTGGCTGTGATCACATCTATATGGAACCAACGATTGCTTCTTGTCCAGGCATTGAGGTCAGGGCTGGCCCGACTTATGGTCAAATAATCAGTATCTGACGGCACAGGAAGACCGCTGTCATTTTCATTGATCACATAAGTTTCAGGAGTGATAAAATTCACAACTGGCAACAACTCAATGGCAGAACCTACACCGGACACATAATATTGGTTGTTGATGTAAGCAGCTGGTTCTACCAACCCACGAAACACTACTTTGAGACCATTGGTAAACGTCACTCCGTTGTTGCTGGTGTAGTTTTTTTTGCCTATGATCTGATCAATATACAGTGTGGTGTTTTCTGCTTGATCTATTAGATTGATGCGTCCAAAAATTTCTGGATCAGTACCGTCCTGATAATACAAGGTATCCATGATTGCGGTCAAGTGTGGCACACGCTCAAAAAAACCAGTTTCATTTTTGTACCATTGTGTATTGCTGTACTGTTCACCGTAGTTGATAGTAAACTTGTCCAATACAGCAATGGTAGCAAATTTTGCCAAAGTTATATAATCAGTGCCATTGTAATTCACAATGCTGATGCGCCACAGTTGATAACGATCTTCCAGGGGCACCGGAATACTGTTGTCAAAACTGCCGGGCTGTCCATTGAACGTTGGTGACTGTGTCAATGGATCAAATGGCGTTGAATCAAACGGTTGTTGAACCACCCACCCATCCTCTTCGTACACAAATGGGTCGGTGAATATCAATGTTCTACCGTCAAGATAGGTGATGCCATCTATGCCACCATAAGTTTGTATAAAAGTTGCCAATGGTTGATTGTTGATTTGATCAAATTTCAGTGAGGTCAACAGATTTACATTGCCAATGTCTGGCAAATTGTAATAAAAATTTTGTGCTGTTTTTAAAGGCACATTGAATGTAACGGTACCAAGATCCTCGCCGTTGTTGGTCACACCGTAGACATCTCTGCTGGAAATATTGGGATTGATTGGCACTGTACCATTGATACCTGGATTGGTTTGAATCCAAAAACCTGGTCCAGTACCGGGTGTGCTGTTGACGATTTTCAACACGCCTTGCATGCTGACGTCGTTTTGACTGATATAATACAGCTCATCGGGTGCGTCTTGAGGCACAGTGAATGTCACTAGCCCAGTCACAGCACCATTACGTGAAACCCCACTGTTGTAGGCATTGCCAGTACCGATCACTGCTTGTGTTTTGATCCAGAATGGGTATATGCCAGTTGTGGTCAAGTTGAACACATAGGTATTGCCACGAGCCAAGGTCAATGTGGGATTGGGCAAATAGTCAATGCTGTACGATGTGTTGTTGTTGTTGCGCACACGATAATTCACAGTTTCTTTGGTGTTTTGTGCAACTTGAAATGTGTAACTGCCGCCTCGAACAAGATTTAGTGTGGGATTATCTGCGCTGATGCCAGAAAATGTGTACACACCATTGTCACGATTGACCACAAAGTCATCGGTGGCAGGTATTGCAGTGACAGCCACGTCCACCGCATCTGGTCCATATGGCAACCAAAAATATTGACTGAAATTTACAAAAGTATCAAAATCCACAAATGGATCCCAGCTGTAGAATTCGCTGGTGTACAGTCGATCTGGATTGTCGCCATAGCCACCTTGCAAGGCAATGGCATCATTTATACCTGGATAGGTAATGGCATTTTTCACCGTAGTGGTTGCTGCAGGATCAAGGCTGATCACTGTGGGTTCCAGTTGGTAATCGGCCCGAGTACGAGTGGGTTCTATAACATATTTGTCATTGGGGTTGACACCTGGGCCCACAGTACGTCCAATAAAGCCTTGAGTCTTTTTGAATTGCGGTTCCTGAATCAACTGATCCAGTGTGGCCGAAAGAAATTGCTTGTTGGCGTCAGTTTGAAATATTTCAGGTAAAAAATCTACACTACGTACTGTGGCCATTAAATTACTCCACTGCCTGGCGCAGTACGCAGATTGGTACTGGTCAATGCTTCAATTACATCAATGTTAGCAATGGTAGCACCGTTGGCAAAAATTTCATTGGGCTCACTACGTATTTCGTACAAATCACCAAAACTTTTTTGTTGGTCCAACGGAACCAATACCACTGAACTTATAATGGTACCAAGAGTTCGATGCAGGTATCCGGCCAACTCTGAGAAATAAAATGTGTCTCCAAAATTCCATTTGTCAATACTAAAATAAGTGTTCATGGCAGCTATTACTGAACTTTTGATTTCACTGGTGCTGGCTGTGGAATTTTGTGCGCGAATTACCTTGATGGTAGCACGTAGTTCCGCAGCGGCCTTGGCACCAAACAGAGGTTTGAAAGTCACTGAGTTAAGCACAATGTTGTCGCTGAGCATTTTGTAATCTTGTAGTCCTTGATAGGCAGTGGACAATTCGTCAATGGTGGGGCGGGCTGGTTCAGTCACAGTGTTGGTAGTGTCTTTTATCCAATTTTGATAGGCAGTGTAGTAGGCCAGGGTTACCACATAGATGTCAATGATGTTGGTGGTGCCCGGATCAATTCTTGCAGTCAATGGTGCATTGTGACGATACTGAAAATACAAGGCCTGACGTCCTGATCTGGCAATCCAACCCGACTGTTGCACCAGCGTTCTAGAACCATTGATACTGATGCTCAGCAACCAAAATGTATCTTGACTGTAGGCATAAAATATTTGTCCTGGGCTCCAGGATAACTTTTCTAATTCAATATCGTCATAGGTGGCATAACTGTCGTTGACCGTGCCAGGTTCTACCAGCAGATATCTTTGCAAATTGTCAAAATCCACTGTTTGTTGCAAAAACACTCGGGGAGAATTTGCAGTAGGTGTGGCCGGAACAGGCCCTACAATTTCTTCAAAGAAATCAGGATTGTCAGGAACCCCATCCAGGTCACTGTCTCGATAGCCTACCAGCACCTGAAAATCGTCCACATACCCATCGCTTTCCACTGGCTGACCTTTGATGGTCATGTAGATATCGCCATACAAGTGATCGGTTGAATTGGGTTGCGTGTTGACTGCCAACACATTGATAAAGTCACTGATCACTGTGCCTGTTCTACTATCATAAATTTTTCCGCCGTCGTAGTAAAAAAATCTGGTTTGTAAAACACTGCCAAAATTGTATTCCAATCCCCGAAGAGTAATAGTGTAGTTTTGATTTTGCACCACAAATTGTACCAGCCAACTGGCGTCAAGATTGTGTCCTGATGCGTTGCCAGCATACTGTTGGCTCCAGGTAGCCGGGTGACTGCTGCCAGTGTATGCGTCAAGATTTTGTTGAGTGATCAAATACCAGCTGTAGGGTGTGCCAGTTATGGTGCCTGTGCTGTCGTAGCCAATGCCAAAATTACGATACAGTAAAATCTGTTCAATCATTTGTTGTTGAAAACTCAATGGCAAGTCTGTTACAAACAGCGGAATCACAGTGTCAACAATGGCACCAGTGGGCACAAAATTGTTGAGAGTGATTGGTCCAATTCCTGAAGTAAAATTGCCAAGACCGTTGTTGTATCCGTCGCCCACAATGTTGAGAGGGCTGGCCCAGATTTCCAGTCGTTCGTCGGCTCGAGTGGGTGTGCCAACAGCCAGTCTGTTGTTGCTGTCAAAATAATATCCAGTGGGTGGCACAAACTTGATCAAGCTGCCCACTGCCACAAAATAAAATGGATTGTTGTTGAAATTCAACACTTGGCCCACAGGGACAGCAGCACCTGCGGCATTTTTAAAATAGCCAGTGGTTTCGTTGGTCAGTGTGGTGCTTTGATTCCAGGTGCTCAGAGCAGTGGTACCGGTATTCACAGACTCTCTAGGAAAGTTGGCATAATAAAACTGTCGCATGGTGGTGTTGGCAATGCCTGGGGACACTTGATTGGTAATCACATCAGCAATTTCATTGCGATTGATCCAGGAAAACAATATGGTTGGCAATATTAATTGTTCCCACAGCGCACCATCAGACGCAAATGTGTTGGTTGAACTGTATTTGCCGGTATTGTCCACAAGGTCAAGATAACGACTGGTGCCTATGCTGGCACGATTCAGTGCTTTGCTTTTTACAATGCTGTTGTATTTGGTGTAGGGAAACAAATTGTAATCTTCGCCATTGACCATGCGATTTTGTGTGTAGTAACCAGCAGGTGCTCGCTGTTTGATTTCATCAATGGGTTCACGTGCCTGACTGTTGCTGACTGGTTGTGTGATACCGCAGGTGAATGTAATGGTCTGCAGATTGCCGTTGCGATCAACATAACTGATGGGCAGTGTGACTGATTGCATTTCTTCAGGATTGATAATGTATTGCAGTCCATTGGAGGCTCTGACATATGCACGGAATGTGCCCACAGGTATCTCTGAGAATACTCCATCTCCAAATACCATGGTGATTTGATCGTTGGTGCGAGAAGTCACAGTGTAGATGGGTCGTAGTTGCGTGGCCAGTTGTTCAGCCGCAGCAGCATAGATATTTTCAACATAGGTCCACTCTTTGCTGACGGTACCGGTGTTGTCTAGCTGAAACAACCAACGATCTTCATTGTTGACTCCCTCAACATTGATATCCACTGTGCGATTGGCTGTGCGTTCGGCCAAGTTAAAATCTTGGTTTTGTAAAACACCTTGTTTGAATGAAAAAAAGTATCCTGTGTTGGCAGATTGAAATCCCAATTGATCATTGCGAAATAGTATATTAAATGGCACATTGGGCCGGGGCGAGGGTTCATACAAATAATTTTCGCCAACACTGGTTGATGTGATGGCTTCGAATGGCATGTTGATTCCATCCACAGTGGCCGAATACGGAATCACCGGAAGATATCCAGGCACAAGATTAATGCTGTATTCATCAGTTCTCACGCTCAGTATGTTTTGACGATTGCCCGGGCGTCCCACACGCTGTGTGTCTACCAAACTGGCATTTATGATGGCTGTGAATTGTTCTTGCCAGTCAGGATTGGTAGGATCAGCCCAGTCTACTGTGACATTGCTTAGATTTACACCATTGTAATCCACCACATTTTCTGTGGTGACCACGCTGAAAACTTTCAACAATCCTTGTGCAGCAGTGTTGCGCTTGGCTGTGTAACTTACCAGATTGGCCAAGCGCACTACAGAATCCCTGCGTTCGGCTGTGTCTATGTAATTTTCTCTGGTGTTAAGGTCTGTGCGAAAAGCCAGAGCCTGTCCCATGAACGCAATAACGTCTAGTAAAGCAATGTATTCGGAACTTTCAATATAGTCGTTGAAAGTTTCTGGATAGTACAAACGTAGATAGTCAACAAAACTTTTTCGCAAGGTTTCAAAATCATAGCTTTGAAAATCTGCTTCACGATAGGTTTGATAGATTTGTTTCCAATCTTCAACGCCAAAAATTGCTGTTTGTCTAGTTGTGGTTGCCATGGTTCCAGTGCCTGTGTTTTATTTATGGACAGAAAAAACGGCGTAGTTATACGTAACTGGCGTTGCGTTGCTGAAGGTCAAAAAATATAGCTAGTCTTTCTGCATTAGTACTGGGCACCACTGTGAGTTCAATTTCTATTAAAATGCCATTCAGTTGAGGGCTGACCTGTATGTCTGAAATAAAAACTCTAGGATCTCCTCCAGCCACTCGTTGCACTTCGTTGGTGATATTGGTTTGTACTTGTTCCACCTGCGGCTCAAACAGATAATCCCACAAGATGGTACCATACCCTGGACGACCTGGCAACTGGCCCTGTCGTATGTTAAATGCATTCAACAGATCACGTTTGATCAGTTCAAATCCAGTGAGTGTGAATTTTTTATATTGATTCTGTGTGTTAAATCCAATGAATGTTTGTGCCATGCTGATATTTATGGTGCCTGATTATCGCCCAAACGGCTTGCGAGCAGGTATTGCATCGTCAGGCGGGCGCGGATATCCTATTTCAGCCAAGCCAGGCAGGCCACGACGCAAACGTTCAGCATTGCTTCGGTCCCAAACTATGCTGTCTCGACCGGTATAAATCAAGTCTTCATCTTTGGTTTTTGCGTACAATCCACTTTCCAGTGATGAAAAATTTGGTACGGGAATTTTGGCATCACCAAGCATTCTTGTGAGTGCGCCAGTCACTGTGTCACGATTCACTGTGTCCCCTGAAACTTCTGGCACAATTTCGGCTTTGAATTCTGCAGGGATTTTTGTTTCGCCCAAGGAGATGGCCGCAGCAGCGTCTGCAAAATCTTTGTCAAATTTGGCCTTGCTTGCAGCAGGTATAGGAGCGCCTTTAATGAGGTTTGTAAATTCGCCAAAATTGCCTGCTGCCATAGCTGAGCCTAGTCCCAGTGCACCTGCGCCTTGAGCTGTCAATTTGTCTGTGGGCACGCCCAGGGAAGAAAGATTGTTTAGACCCTTGTTCATTAGACCTTGCATGGTTTGAGATTGTGCAGGAGATGATGCTAAAAAATTATCCAAGTTGTTGATGCCGCCTTTGCCGGTGAACACTGCTGGACTTTTGAGCACATCAGTAAGAGAACTGCCAGCTGTGATCAAACTGTTGGTGCCTGGCTTGACTATGCCAGCAGACTCCAGTTGGCTCACATTCAGTCCAAATTCACCTGCTCCCAGACTGTTGCTAATGGCAGTGCTGCTTTGCCCCACATTTTTCTTGGCTTGAGCCAACACTGCCGTCACGTCTGGCAAACTCATGCTGCCAATGCCGGTCAATGCCGGTGCTTGTTTGGCAAAATCAGCAAGGCCAATGGGATTGGTCGAAACTTTTGAACTCAATGCACCGCCTACCGCAGCCACAGCGCCGGCTGCAATACTCCTGGTTGACGGGATTCCTCCCGACGTCACAGCATTGACACCGGGCATGTTCGGCAGCCCGCCTTTGGCCAGCGCATCTATTTGACTCAATGATCCAATTGCTCCCGGTGCTCCGGGTATGTTTGCTCCAAAGGCTCCGGTTATTCCTGACAGTCCCTGTCCCACCTGAGCCAAGGCACCTGGCAAACCATCAGCGGCCTGTGTTTCTGAGCTGAGAATATCGCCTGGAGAAAATCCAGCAAGCCCGCCGGCGTCGGCCTGTTGTTTAAAAATTGCAAATGCTTGTTCACGTGTGGTACCTGGTGGGCAGGTGACTTCAAATGTTTTTGATACTGCCACAGGATCCGGCAATCCAAACTGTTTTGCTACAGCAGCGGCCTGAGCTTTTTCAGCTTCGGTCAAGGGTCTGTTTGGTGCAGTGCTGGCCGGTGGTGCGCCTCGTTGGGCTCCATAAGTTTTTCCATCATCCACCGGTCTTGTGCCAGGCAACGGATCCAGTCCCCTGCGAAGACGTTCGTTGTTGACTCTGTCCCATACTATGGGATCTTGACCAGAATATGTCAGTTTGTCATTGGGGGTATTGGCACTTAGTCCAGTCTCAAATGATGCCACCGATCCGGTGACCCCACTGAGACTGCTGAGATCAAAGGTAAATGAGCTCATAATGCTTTGAATGTTGTGCCGGCCGGCACAACAGGTGCTCCGGGTGGCGGGGTAGGCTTGCCCTCTTCAAATTTGATTTTGGCATCCACACCAAGATTGTGATAAGGATAAGGCTCATGTGTGGGGGCTCGACTCACTATGCTGGTCAGATCTTTTGGTTTTACCACCCATCCTGTGCTGGTAGAAAAAGCAGTGTCGTCCAGCAGAGTTTTTGTGATGGGATTGGGAGTGGTCACTCGGTCAGCTGCTGGGCCATTCAAATCAATGCCACCGGCTTGCAAACGCAGGTCAGACCCTGCACCCCATGATCCTCCAGCACTGTTCAAAGTCAATGTGCCATCACATTTGACTCCAATTGTGGCTTTGCTGTAGATTGTGATGTTGGTTTGTGCATCCATCACAATGTCGGTCATGCTTTCCAGTTGCATGGTTTTTTCACTCTTGGCCTTGAAGTTACGACCAGCATACATGTTGATATCTCGGTCAGCATGCAGGTTGATGTCGCCCTGGCTGCGCAGATTTATGCTGTTGGTGCTGAACACATCCACAGTACCTTGTGCTCCGAGTTCGATCCAAGTTTGTCCGTTGGCATGAATTATGTACAAAAAATTGCCTGAATCACTCATGGTAATCTGATGCCCATTGGTGGTTCTCAGTCGCATCATCTGATTGGCACTGCTGATGTCACCGTCGTCCATGACTAGACTGTGTCCACCCACTCGACCAATGACCGCAGCTTGATCACCACGAACTTCACTGCCATTCACACGCTGTCGAATGTCTTCGGGTGTCATGCCGCCTTGATAGACAGCTCGTCCTGGTGTTGACACACCAAACACTGAACTGGGGCTTTCTCGTTGACTGCTGCTGCTGATGGTGCCACGTTCAAAATCTTTCAACAGTCCCTGTTGAAACAACACTGCTGACACGTAGCTTTGCACTGGTTTTTTTTGTGCATAAAATTTTGGGTTGTTAAAAATGTCTTGGTTTAGTGTGTTGATTTCTGTCACGGGTAGTCGGCCAGCACCTTTGGAATACGCGGCTTGATTTTGATTTCCAGTGTCAAACTCTGAAGACGCAGCTATGCCTGGCACCATGTGACCCAGCCCTTCTTCAGGCACTACCCCAATATAAAATCCTTGATCTCTACGGCCATTCACAAAGATACACATCACAGTCACGCCAATGTCAGGCGGGGTGAACCACATGCCATAACTGTTTTGATTGCCTGGATATGTCCCTACTTTATCATTCACGCCTTTGCTGTTGGGCAGCGGGGTACTGCCAAAGAAACTGGGCATGTACCGAACTTTGACCCACTTGTTATCGTCTTGCATGTTGCCAGCACCAAATGTTTCAATATACACCCATAGAGATCCACTGCGTGTGGGATCCACATTGTTCATCACTATACCCAGGAACGGACCTCCTTCAGCAGGAACCCCACCACGATCCAATTTGTAATTGACTGGTCTTCCTCGACTGCGTTGAATATTGTCTACCATGTGTGTTCCTTAAAATTCTTTGGCCATAATTTGACCAGCTGCTGTAGTTATATCACCTATGTTGTCAGCATTGGGAATTTTCAAGGGCACGTTTAGTCCACGCAAGGCATTGGCTGCATTGTTGACTGCACCGGCAATTGCCGGACCGGCACCAACCACAGCGCCGCCACTGGTGACTGCTGTGGGCGGAATAGTGGGGAACAAGGCCAGGTCTTCTGCAGAGCCATCACCGAAACCGGTGCCACTCAGTGCACCTGCGGCTGAAAATGGGTTTTCAGGAGCTGCCAAGGGATTCTGGCCACTCAGTCGTGATGGGGCTGCTTGCAATCCACGTTTGGCCAGACCACCGGGATTGCGTGTGCCTGTGGGTGCAATTGTGGGGAACAAGGCCAGGTCTTCTGCAGAGCCATCACCAAAGCCAGTGCCAACAGCCGGTGTTGGTGCAGTGGGTGCTTTGTTGTTGCCAGTGTAGAACGGATAGAATTTACCGTGTAGAACTTGTTCAAACTTGCCGCCACGGAATTCGCTGGTGCATTGTGTGGCCAAGTACACATAGCTTTGAATAGGTTGTCGATCACCAGTGATTTTTTGAGTGCGAGAATATGGATCGGCCAGACCTGACTGTAGATCAAAGTCTTCGGGTCGTTGCCATACCACTTCATACATGACCTGTTGAGAATCAAAATTTATAGTGCCATCACTCAAAAACGGTCTGTAGTTGAATTCCACAGGATTGACTCCAGCAAACAAACTGCCTTGCTGTATCCAGGCAGGATCACCCACAATTCTCAATTGGGCTTCGCCCACACCTGACGGATTGTAAAGATATTCGGCGGCACTGGCCGGCACTTCATTGGCGCTGCCGCCAGGTGCAATGGGTGCTCCTGCATCACTTTCCTGACTTCTGGGCGAATATGTAATTTTAGAAATTTGTTGCTGGCTGCTGGTAAAATTTCTTTTAATTCTGTCGGCGGCTCCGTCGTCTTTGGAACTGCCACTCACTGTGAGAGTGTAAAGATGATTGAAACTTGCAGTGTAATCTATCACTGAAGTATTTTGCCCGGTGAACCAATAGGGATAGCTTTTGTGTACACCGCGGTAAGGGGTGGCTGGAAAATATCTGCTGTCAAAATCTTGCAGGAGATATTTACTGATCACAAATGTTATGTCGTAGGCATAATCATTGCGTTTGCGATCATAGTCTTTGGGTCGGGCTTCCATGGTAATTTTGAACCAGTTCACTGGCTTGTTGAACTTGTCCTGATTGGCCTGTGTGAGGCCTGTGTCGGCGTCGACCACCGTAAGAGCTTGGTTGTAGATATAAGTGCTGTTGCGAATGGCCAGTTCAATGGCCTGCACCAGTTGTTGTCCGGCTGTGAGAGCAAATCTACGAATTGTGGAATTCACACTGGTTTTGCCAGCCAATAAATTTTGTGGGTCTACTGTGGCAGGCGCTGCAGAGTTGGTACCTGACTTGTCTTTGGGTCCCGAATCTGGAGGTGCAATACTGGCATCTCTAATTTCTTCAGTACCCGACGCAAACACAATGTTGTAGCTGTCAGCATAGGTGAATATACCATCGCTGACCAGTTGTTTCTGAAACTGATTCATAAAAGCCATGAGTCCTTGACTGGCAGCAAATTTGGTTGTGGGGGCAGAGCTTGCTTTGGGAGGAGCGCCGGTGGTGCCACCATTGTTTTTCTGAGCAGCCGCTGCGGCCACCAGGGCATTGTGAGACGCTTCCAAATTGGCCACAGCGTTGGGATTGGTGGGTGCAGTACTGCCAAACAAGGCCAGATCTTCAGCTGAGCCGTCGCCATATCCAGTGCCTGAGATACCGCTCAGCAGTTGTCCCACAGTGCTGTTGGATATCTGTATGTCAGCCGGTATGGTACCGCGGGCCACACCTTGGCCAATCATCTGTGCCACTGGGTTAGCTTCAAAATCATATTGCACTAGTTTTGATCCCACACTCCAATTCATCTTGGCTATGAGAAAAGGAATAAATTTTTCTATCACAGTGGTGTTGTTTGTGACACCGGTGTTGCTGCTGGATGCTCCTCCTATGAGGTTGCCATTTTCGTCGTAGCCGTAGAATCTCAACACCATGAGATACTGGCAGGCTGTGTAGTTCACAGCACCTGCTGCATTCTTGGGTGCAAAATCTTGTACCGCAGCATACAGGCGGTCCAGCAAGGTGATGCCCAAGGGCTCAATCACTGTGAACTTCAAATCAGTCACCAGGTGCGCGGCGCGGGTGGCTTTTCCTGGCAACTTGTTGTCAATGGTCACACTGTCTATGTAAAAGTCATTGGGGAAAAAAGGACTTCTACCGGCATCAGGTGCACCGGCAGCCGGTGCACTGCCTTGAGCACCACCCACATTGTTGGGAGCACCGGCACTTTGAAACAGCAGTTGATAGCCATTGATGCTTTTCTTTTTGCTGTTCAACAACTGCTTGTATTGGTCAGTGGTCAGGAGATACACTGATGCTGACCAGGCGCTGCTGGCATACTGATCCAGACGATTGGGCTGAGCAGTTATTTTTTCAAACGCTGCATTGACACTGACATCTCCATTGACTGGCCCACCACTGGGAGGAGTGGTTGAGTAAACTGATGCATCATCATCTCCTGGACCAATAAACGGTGCCGAAGTAGCGGCATTGGGGTTGAGAGAATTTGTGGCTGATGTAGGCCCTTGGCCTTGTTCGACCTGTCCCGAAGTTGCTTGTGTTTGATTTAGGGTTCTGACAGGTGCATTGGTACCAGTGTCGCCTCCGCCGGTGTCAGTGGTGGCTGGCACATCAGCATTGGTAGGTGCAGTGGCAGTGGACACTGGCTGAATGCGCCCTTCGGCATTTATAGTTGACTCAGGTGCCCGAGTAGGGCCTTTGGCAGCATCATCTTGTGCAGTCTGGGCCGCGGAAGCAGTTGGCGGGTTTTGCTTTGCATCAAACTCTTCTTTTTGTTTTACTTGATATAGCTGAGATTCAAGACTTCTAATTTTGCTTTCAGCGGCGTCTAAGTTGGCAAATGCTGGACTACTGTACAAGTTTCCAATCTTTGCTTCGAGCTGAGCCGCTTGAGCTCGCAATGCCGCTGCACCAGCTTGGTCGCCGCCTTGATATTGTTTACGAGCAGCAGCAGTTAACTCATCTTTCTCTGCAGTTAGTGTCCCAATTTCTCGATTGACGGCAGCCCTGGCAGCTTCAAGCTGTCCCAGGGTTGCCCGGAGTGTGGATAATTCTTGTTCGATCTGTGCTGTTGTGGCCATGGGTTAGAATCCCAACACAGATTTCAATGTGCCAATTTTGGGCAGGTATATTCTGGTGCCCACAGTAAAGTCCAAGGGCGGTGCTGTGAGTGTGTTGGGGTTGCGTTGATAAAACACCCACCACAGAGCTGCTGAACTATAGAGATCATAGGCCAGGAGATCTGGACGATACTGATAGGTTGAGTTGATCACAAACGAAAGGTCATCGTCTTCCTTGGGTATAGGGCGATTGACCATGGGTCCAAGATAAAACTGCACATAAGATGTGTTGTAATAGGGACTGGTGGTGTCATAGGTGGCCATTACCAGAATCCTCCTTTGAGCAAGTTGCCATTGGCAAATTCTTTCACGCTGAACTGTTGACTGACCTGACTGCGAGTGTTAATCGGCAAGAGTGTGATGGCAATTTCCATTTTGGTGGGCACATAAGTGGGTCGTTGTGTGTTGTTGACAGTGCCGGTTCCGGTGGCACTGGGATTGGGTGTGGTCAACTGTGGTACTGCACCCTTGGTCAACCCAGCATTGAGCAAGCGTGTGATCACCGAGCCTTGAGAACTGCTGGAGGTGGATGTGGGGTTCTGACGATTCAACAGGTTGATGCCATAGTTGTTGGGATAACTGGCACGGATGTAATCCACGTCCGATGGCAAGTTATAGTTGAAGTTGGTGATCAAACAAGGATGGCCGGCAAATTGCCATTCTCCATAACCCACCAGATACACCAAAGGCGGAGGTGCACCGCGTTCTTGATCTTTGCCATAGAACATCTTGGTAGCACTGCGGAAAAAATGTATCACTGCCAGGAGATACTGTGCTTCGGCTGTGTCTTGTGCTGTGAATATGCCTGTGATGTTGACATCGTTTACTGCACTGTTTTTGTAAAAATACCCACGATAATTGCTGTGTACTAGATCATATTTGTCGTAGTTGGCCACGTAGGAAGTTGCTATTGAAGGCGTGTAAGGAAAAATTACACCGTTGCTGTTGGCCAAGGGTTTCAACAACTGGTTTGTGGAATCTTTGTAGAGATAAGTGGCACCTTCAGCCAGGACCAAGCGCACACGCCAGTCTTGATTGCCGGGCTGCTTGTATCGTTGTTGCAGTGTGCGTTGTTCTTGTGCCTGTTGCTTGAGTGCATTACCGGCGGCTGCTAGTGCATTGTTTTCTGCTGTGGCAGCAGTGGCAGCATTACGAGCCAGTCTTGCAGTTTCTGCAGCACTTTGGTTAGGGTCCACGGCTTCAGGAGAGAGTGTGGGGAACAAGGCCAGGTCTTCTGCAGAGCCATCACCAAAGCCAGTTCCTGATGTCACCGCAGTAGGTGCAATTGTGGGGAACAAGGCCAGGTCTTC